GTAAAAACTGTGTTTTGTATGTTACCTAGCCCTCTAGCACACTCCATGGATTTTGTGTGGCACGGCACTCTGGCTTATCATAGCCTGATACCGTACTAATTCTAAAGGAATGTAACATACAAAACATAACTTCTCCTGTTGTATAATTATTTATATACCTGATAACCTCGTTATTACTAAGGGACACAATATTTCTGTCGTTTAAGAATGAGCGTAGGCTTCGGGTCTCCGCTACTCTCCCTTTTACTCGTCTCCCGACGTTTAAGCTGCGATTTGCTTCAGCTCTTCAATCTCAAGATCCTCATCCTCAGCCTTGGGGGCTACTGTGATCTTGGGTTGCTTAACAGCTTTGGTCTTAGCAGGAGCCTTAACCGTAGCCGACGCCTTAGCAACTTTCGGCGCCTTTGGCGTGGATACACCTGATTTCTTACCCATTGTCTCAGTAATAAGTGAATCCCACTGCTTAAATACGCCACCTAGTTCGAGCAAATACTGGCATGCTTCTGCCTTGGTCATTGCCTTGGGAAGTTGAACAAGCTCTAAAGGATCATGACCACCTTTAGCTAGCAATTTAACTCGAGATGCTAGATCATTAGCGAAACGAACCTTAGTGGAACCATGTTGAGTAGAAACACCTGCAACTGTAAAATATGAATCTGACATAATAAAATTACCTCTCATAAAATTTTGATTAATTAACTACCATACCATAATTATATAACCGACTGAACACCTTGTCAAGCATTTTGAATAAATTTCTTTACTGCAGAAGAATGCTTGCACGCTTTACGATACTGATAACCGATACAATCACAAGTGACTGATCCATTTATAGAGATCACTTGATACTGTTTACCTGTTTTCTTAGAACTGACTTTGAAGATTCTGCTAGCAGAACGCCCCTTTGCCATATCCAAACCGACAATATTTTGCTTGAAGACCATCGACACAGGATGTAACGGGTGGTCTGTTAAAATACTAACGTAGTCGTCATCTAACCATTTAGGATTAGGAACGACTTGCCCTTTTAGAGTATTCTCAACCCAGCCCTCGTTCTTATATAGATAAGAATAAAAGCGTGTCCTGAGCTCTACAAATTGTCCGATTTCTAAGTTCATATCATAATTATATAAGAAAAAGTAACCCGAGTCAAATGCTCGGGTTCTATTCTGTTGTTCTAGAACAACACTTGTAAGTCATTGATTATTCGTTAATCTCTTCTTTTTCTATCAGTCCTTGCTCTTCGAAAAAGTCTAGAGTGTCCCCTATGCCCTTATTTACGCCCCTCAAGTAACAAGCATAACATGCTGCTATCATTAGACCTATTTGTATAAGGTCCATTATCGTGAATGTGATTGAGTCCATGTATATCCTTTCTGCTCAATATTGATACTCCTCTTTGAAATAACAAAGTAATTCCTCCTCTAGGGTAAAAGCTTCTATCTCCCAAGGTTGATCCCAGTAAGAATCAATATCGCAGATTTCGCCATGCCAAACTGTCTTGTAACCATCCCTGAAGTATTTTGCCTTTAGTTCATTCTTAGCGAACTGTTTTACATGTACCATTTCATGTGCGAGCAAACGAAGCATTCTGTTTACTCGCATCTTCTTGATTTCTATTTCAAAACTTCTGAGTCTTCCTGATATTTCATCTGGACAACAAAAGGCATATGCATTTCTGCCTAGATTGTTGTAAATTATAATTTTAACACTTAAATTTTTGACCAATTGCGGAGACATTAGCATATTGGCATAACTAATTGCTGCTGTCTTTAGCAAAGATGTTAGATATCTATCTCTAGCATTTCTAACTGTTACGACCATTTAATCAGTAAACGCAGGTGGTTCGTGATTAAACAACTCCTCTTCTAATTTTTTTACTTTCTTTGGTTGATCGTTTAGAACTTCTTTTAGAAGCAACTGTTCTTCTTCTATTTGTTCTTGAATTGGTTTTTGATTTGGATGAGGAAATAGCATAACGCCTCCTATATTTTTATGCCAGAGAAATCACGAGACTTTTTGAATACAGAACTAAGGTCATATGTATCAAGTTTACTTTCGTCAATCTTTAATCCAGAATCAGATAGACCTTTTTGTGCATTTTGTTCAAGATCATATAACTTCATCTTTGCTCTATCAATCCCGACGACGAACCTTTTATTTATTGTTGGATCGTTGTACCTATTCTTTAACTGCTTTACCATAATCTGATTCAACTGATCAAGTTCTTCAGTTGCAATGAGGGCAAACATGAGATCAACTGTAGCAGGAAGACCAAATGATTCTGAAGTATCAGTAAGTTCAACATCAGTGTTTCCATACCCACCTCTTGTAGTTTGAGTCGCAGACAATATAGGTAAATTTTCTTCAACAGCTAATCCTCGCAATTCCTCTGCAATCGACTTAATTAAAGTATAAGAATTTATATTAGCACCTGCTTTGAATCTAGAAGATGCGCAGATGTTTAGATAGTCCACAATAATAATGTCTGGTTTAAATTGTCTTTTTAATTGCAGTTCATTTAGTAATGCTTTAAAATGACCGACATGAGCGCCCGTAGTTGGATATTCTTTTATAATCAATTTACCATTAGTTTTATCTTTAATCTTTTCTATTCTGTTTTCAAATAAAGCTTTAGGTAAATCTTTTAACTGATCTAATGTGATGTTCATTAGATTCGCATCAATTCTTTCTGCGATTCTTTCTTCAGCCATTTCTAAAGTAATATACAGAACATTTTTGCCTTGAGCTAATACTGAAGATGCAACATGACACATGAATAAAGATTTTCCAACACCTGTGCCAGCTAATACCACATTCAATGTCTTATTAGGTAAACCACCATTAGTAATCTTGTTGAAAAAATCTAGATCGAAAGGAATTCTTGATTCTACCTTATGATAAAAATCATATCTAGAATCAGCATTGTCAATATAATCATGTCCTACATTGTTGTCAAAGCATACCCCAAGTGCGTCTTGAAGAAGCTGTGGAATTCCGTCGGCTGACAGGCTTTTATTACGCCCATCAATAATAGAGATAGAATTAAGAATCGCATTATATAGGGCTTTGTCTTTACAAAATTTTTCAGTTTCTTTTAGTAACCATTCTTTATTATGATCTGTTGGAACAAGTTCATTCACATATTGAATAATTTCTTTATACTGTTCATCATTTAATGTCTTATCATTTTGAAAAGCTACAATCAAAGCATCGTTATTGGGGACAGAATTATACTCATCTATGAATGTTTTGATCTGATCATATATCTTTTGTTCTGTATTGTCAGTAAAATAATCCCGCTTAATAAACGGGATCACTTTTCGCATATACTTATCATCATTAACTAGATTTTGAAGAATAACTGTTTCTATTTTTGAACTCATTTATTATCTTTATAATCCTCAATTGCTTTAGTTAGAATATCATTCATTATAAAATTCATAGTTAAATTAAAAGATTCGGTATTCATATCTTTTTCATCTTTTCCTTTGGGGAAAGTAACATAGTTATAATCTAATACCATGTCACTTCCATCTTCCGGCAAGGAAACATCATTGATACTAATCGTAGTGCCGGCAAATTCCCCATCCTCAATTCTAAACCCCCAAGCCTTATCACTGAAATGCCAGGGGCTATACTTCGCTAGCATTTTCATATTCCTCATTCAATTCTTCAGTAGTCATTTTATTTTGCAACATATCTGTACCTGCAATCTTATATCTTGATTCTATATATTCTCGAAATTCTTTACTAGTTAAAATAGGCATCCAAAATTCTTTAGTATACGTATCCTTCTGTCTATGTTTTTTCTCTGACCCTTTATGTGCATACCATCCATTTGTAGGTTTTACTACGAAACCACCTTCCATTGCTATATCAAGTAACCCAGACCAAGTACTGATTCCACCTTCGAAAGATACCTCAATTGGTATTTTGGATTTTTCTCTTACGAATCTAGATTTTTCAACATTCATAATAAAATTGAATCCAGTAACTTCAGTACCATCTTTTTCTTGTTGGCGACCAATGATATAGATGTTATCTGCACTGTATACTAAACCAGTACCGCCCGATACAATTTGCTTAGGAAACAATCCAATCTCAGAATATGTGTGGTTCACTACAATCATTGGAATATCTTTGATTGTCAGGTGAGGAGTAATCATTCTAAATAATGACTTCATCTGTTTAGCACGAGTCATATCTGCAACCGATTTACCTTCTAAAGCATCCTCTACTTCCTTCTTAGATGCAAGGTTACCTACAGAGTCAACTACAATCATAACATGATCGCCTCTTTCGATATTGTTGATCTGCTGCATACTATCAAACTTCAATTGTTCGATATCAGTTATCGGCGTATGAAGAATTCGGGCTGGGTCGATACCGAAATTATCAAAGTAAGACTGAGGACTACCAAACTCAGAATCATAAAACAATATAATAGCATCTTCATATTTATCTAAGTACGCCTTTGCGCAAAGTAATGAGAAAGCAGTTTTAAAATGTTTAGATGGTCCGGCAAACACCGTTAGACCAGGTGTTAATCCTCCTTCTAAACTGCCAGATAAGGCAACATTCATCATCGGCACCGAGGTCTGAATCATATCTTTCTTCGAAAAGAATTTGGATTTACTCAGTATTTCTGTTTCTTTAATTGTAGAATTCTTTTTTAACTTTTCTAATAGCGACATATTAACTCCGTATTAAGCAAATAACCCTTCTAAAGTGGCCTTTGGTTTAGCTGACCAACCGATACCATTTAGAATAGTTGTTAATGGTTCAAGGAACGACTTCTCGAACATTATATTATAATCGACATATTTTGTCAATTGAAACTCTTCAGGAATGGATGAAACAAATGCGATACAATTTTCACCAATCGTATTTGGTTCTTTGAGATATAGAAATTTGATCTTATCCCCCTCTTGAATTAATTCATATTTCTTTTCTAGTTTCTTATCTTTGAGATAAAAATTATACAATAGCGCGCCTCTGACATGCATTGGAGTGGCTTGTCTATAGATACTTGCTCTGTCCGAATACTTCTCTAGTCCATTCACGCCTCGAGGAAATGCAATATCTTCAGCTCGTAATGTTTTATATTCTTCTTCAAATTCTCTGATATACTTTTGAATATGTGCTTCAGTCTTAGTCAAAGCCAATTTGACTGCTTCTCGTAAAGCATCTCTGATAGGTTCAGGTGTAGATGATCTAACAATCTCAAGACCCATTACCTTTAGCTTTGGTTCCTTATATTGCACTCCCTCATTGTTATAGACATTTAAAGCATATCTTTTCTTTGCTACCCAAATGCCTCGATCGGCAATAACCTCTCGTTTGAAATATACTTTTCTTTCAAAGGCATTGGTATAAGACATGAGATCATCACATGCCTTATTGATTGCCTTTTCTATTCTCTCATCACAAATTTTGTCAAGTATCTCAACTATCTTTTCCCTTGGCATATCCTTATAGAATTTTTGTACTAAGGGATCAAGCGTAATATAACATGCATCAGTATCTGAATAGAAAGAATAGATATAATCGTTACTACCACAAATCTTATTAAGGTATTCATTGAGAGCTTTACCTACAGTTCTAATGATATACTGCCCAGTGATTGTAATGCCTTCTGCTATTCTTGGATCTGCAAACCTGAAAAATTCGTTACTCCAAGCACCGAAGAGAGAATTCAATTGAATTTTTCTTGCCATCTGAAAATTGTTAAACTTAGCAATTTCCTTTTGATACAACTTGTCTTTGGTTTCTTCATATTTCTTTTGAGCAGCAATCATCAATTTCTTATACTTTTGTCGATCGTCAAATAACTTTTGTACGATCTCCGGAAAAATGCCCTGCTTATCTGTTTTAAATGTATAACCATTTGCCGTCATACATAACTTATCTTCCTTTAATGTATCAAGTGAATGTTCTTTTTTAATTAAAGAATCAACAGTAACATCCATTCCACCTGGCAGCATTGTCTCCGGCGACAAATTATACTGCATAATGATACTTGGATATAGACTTGTAGCATCAAAAGAAACTACCCAATCATATTTTCCTGGTACTGGTTCTTGTACAAATGCTCCTTCGATTTGCCGACCCCTACGAGATTCATCTCTCTGATGGACCACAATGTCTTTTTTCCAGAGATGATTCCATAGAATACAATCCCAGGTTCGTACTGCAGAAAATACATCGACGTAATTACATTTAGCATCATAAGCCATTGTGAGAATAAGTTCAATCAACTTCATTTTATCTTCAAGTTGATCTACAAGCTCAACGTCAACTACGTTATACTCGACAAACTTTTGCCAATTGTTCTTATAAAACATTCTAAAGGATTCATACTCAGCATATGATAATTTTTCTTTACCAAGTTCTACCTTTGCAATATGATCTAACTTGTAGGATTCCTGCGCTGTATATGTAAACTTCTTATACAAGTCTAGATAATCTAATACGGATACACCCATAATATCAAATACCGTTTCTAAATTCTTGAAACGAGATATTTCTCTTTGGTTAACCACATTCCAGGGCGACAATTGTTTCATTGAATCCTCGCCGAGGATTTTTCTGATTCGATTACAAAGATAGGGAATATCGAAAAACTCTATATTCCATCCAGTAATAATATGTGGATGATCTAGGGCAGTGTATTCGATAAACTTTTTCAATAGATCATATTCATCTTTACAACGAATATACTTATGATTTTCCTTTATTGCTTCGCAATGTTTGGATCCCCAGGAAATAATATCCTTCGTATTATAATCTTGAATGGTGATCAATAGAACTTCTTCCAGAGGATCGTTGACATCTGGGAATCCCAATTCTGCAGATGTCTCGATATCTATCGTCCAGATTTTAATCTGGCTAATATCAAAATCAATATCGTTAGGGAATGATCTGGTTATATACTGATAGGCAAAATTAGTGTTGCCAAATATTGGAAAGTCTTGAACTTCCTTATATTTTTTGACAAAATCTTTTGCTTCGTTGATGGATTCAAAATCAATCTGTTCTAGATTTTGACCAAAAAGTGATTTATATTTAGAGGGTTTTGGACTTCTAACAAAAAGACATGGACTAAAATCAACTCGGTCCTGCACATGTTTGCTATTATTTATTCCTCTAACAAGGATTTTGTTACCATATTGTACTACGTTAGTGTAAAAGCGCATCAAGAATCTCCATTGGATTCTATATTATAAATATAATTGAATGAAAAGTCAATAGAATATTTGATCACTTAGAATAATATACGGTGCGTTAATATTTATGTCTTTTTCCTGATTTTGTAATATTGATTTTGTTCTTTTAACGAAATTAGGAGACGTAAATGCTAAAAGCAGTATTGTGGATACTGTTAAGTATTTGTTTATCATTAAATGTATTTGCGCAGACATTGATCAATCAAGGTGGATATACCAGTTCTAGTTTGGTTGATACTAATAGTACAAGCAATAGCACCAACACGGTGAATTCAACTACCACTAGCACTAATACAAACACAACCACCAGTACCAATACTAATAACAATATACAGAGTGGAACGGTGACCAATAACAACGTGATGAGTGGTAGTGTGACCTACACCAATAATAATGTGCAGAGCGGAACAGCCACTAATATCAATCAAACTACTAGTAATAATACTAGCAACAATACAAATACCAATAATAATATTCAAAGCGGTAGTGTAACCTACACCAATAACAACAATAATGTAAACAGTGGTACTGTAACTTATAACAATAACAATGTCCAAAGCGGTACACTAACAAATATTAATCAAAATACTAGTACTAGCGACAATACTAATCGTAATATAATGAGCGGTAGTGTTACCTATAACAACAATAATGTAAACACCACAACTAGTAATAATGTAAATACTAATACAAGTACCAGCAATAATACTAATTATCAATACGGCGATATGACAAATCGTAGTATAAATACAAACACTATAAATTCTACAAGTATTAGTGCTAGTAATAATGTAAATACCAATAACAGTAACAACACTAGTACTAACTTCAATCAAAGTAATAGTGTTAGTACAAACAATAATATACAAACTGGTGATATGACAAACCGTAATATTAATTCTAGCACCAGTGCTGCAACATCAAACAATACTAATACCAATATAAATCAAAGTGTCAGTAGTAGCGATCAAACAGTAAAGACAGACAATGTCAATACTAATATAAACAAGAGTGAAATTACACAAAAGGTCATACAGCCTCCCCCTACCGCAATAGCTCCAGCAATGATGAGTATGGGACAAGATTTATGTGTCACGGGTATTAGTGGCGCTGCTCAAACACAAGTATTAGGTATGAGTTTCGGTTCTACAGTGAGAGATATGAATTGTGAAAGATTAAGATTAAGTAAAACTCTTTTTGATATGGGAATGAAAGTAGCAGCAGTTGCAACAATGTGCCAAGATCGTCGTATATTTGATGCAATGATGATGGCTGGAACACCTTGCCCATATGAAGGAATGATTGGTGAGCAAGCAAAGGAAGCTTGGTTAAAGAATCCAGATAAAATGCCTAAACTATTAAAGGACGGTTAATGCATGGATAAAAATTATGGTTATAAACACACTAAAGGCTTTATTCTTTTTATATTAATATTGATACTAGGCCTTTTATCTGTGGCTTATGGTCAAACTAGCACCACGGGAAACTTGAATAATGGCAGTTGGGCTAATGTGTATTCTGTAAATAGTCTAACCTGCTGGCAAGCAGGTGATCCTAGTTGTAGTCCTGGAACCCCATACTTGAGACCAGATGGTAATATAAATTTTAGTTATAATATGACAGATATATACCAGTACCATAACGTTAAAAATGTATTACCTTATAGTGGAACAGGCTTGGTGGTTACTGGTTGGCATCTCCAATATACTGCCAAAGTGGGTAATGGTTGGGATGATGGTGCATATGATTACTTAAGAAGTTATGTTAATATCGTTGGCAAGGGTAATACCCTTATAGAGCAGGCTAACTTTGTTCATACTGGCACACACGATTGGTATACTTTTAATTTGGCCAATAGTTATAGTCCACTAACCTCAAGATATACTACAGAAAATCTTACAAGAGTTGGATTTGGTTTTATAGGCCGAGATAATAATTATTGGGTGGGTCCATATGGTCCAGAAATTAATAATGTTAGTTTTACTCTAAACTATCAACCTGATCCTTGCCTTCGCAGTCAACTGGTCAGCCCACAATGTCCAGGATTTTTAGATGCTATACAAAATGTTGCAGCTGTGCCAAAACAGGCAGAACCAGCAGTTGAGTCAATTGCTACAAGTATCACCTTAACTACTAACAGCGAAGTTAAAAAAATAGAAACTACTGCTCAAACTGTGGCAAGAATCAGACAGCGTGATGAACTTAAGTTAGTACAGGCTGGACCAGAACAGGCTACTGAAACTGCTAGTACGGAATCAAAGACTACTAGTCAAGTGGCCACTGTAACAATGACAGAACAAACTAGGTCCACACAACAAACTAGAATGCAAACACGAACCGCAATCCAAACTCAAGCAGAAGTAAGCGTAGCTGTAGATAATCAACAAATAGATCAAACTGTTGTACCTGGCACTAGGCAAGCCCAGGAACAGGCAACTGTATCTACAAACTTACAAACTACAAATATTATTGCAACACCAAATACAACAACAGAAAACAATAGTGTATTATTACAAGTTCCTGCAGTTATTCAACAAATAGAACCAACTAAGATAGAGGATAACTTAGCATCATTGCAACAAAGTAACTTATATAGACCACCATCCCAACTACAACAACAAAATATTAGTTTAGAAAATACTCAAAACATAGAACAGATAGCGATAGTAAAACCAGAAATACAAGTACAAGAAATTAGTACTGCGCTGCCGGTCAATATGCTGACGGATAAAACGAATCCTATTAATGACATCGTTACAGCACAGCCACAGATAGCTAGTATATCAACATTTAGTGGTCCTGCAGTAAATCAAAAAGCACAGGATAATGATGCGGCCGGCGGAGTTAGTATAACACAATTAGCTAGACTACCTGCAGGATATGAAGTGTATAATGTATCATTGAAAGATGTAGCATTTTATGCACCAAAAGAAATTTATCGCAATCAAAAGACTATTGATAATGTTAGAGCATTAAGATCGTTGGCAAGTGATAGGCTCCATCAGCAAATGGTGGAACAACAATACTTACCGAGGTAGAAATGACCGAAGAAATCAAAGATGTTAATAAGAAGATAGACGAGGCTCAAGCAGCAGTAAAAAAATATGCTAGTGCAGATACTGTAATTAGTATTGGTGGGTATGAATTTACCCCAGCTAAACTAATGATAGCATTTACCTTAGTATCAAGTATATTGGGTGGCCTATATGGTGCCTTTGAAGTGTACAAAGATTATGTTGGAATGAAGAAAAAGATCGCTGAGTACGTTACACCTGATCTTTCTGAATTTGACAAACGATTATCAGTTCAAGAAGAAGGTACAGTTAAGGCACAAAAAAGTATAGAAGATGGCGCTAATAAGACCGCTGAATATACCAGAGATATCAAGAATGATATTAAAGGGGATCTTCGTAGGTTAGAAAAAGTTGTTGAAGAAGTAAACCGTGCCAATAAAGCACAGGCAAGAGAAATTGATAAGGCAATAAATGAAGCTAAAGCAGAAATAAGAGCAGCTCAGAAACAAGTTGATGTTGCAGCTAATCAATTAAATAAAGATGTTGCAGCAGCTATTAAAAATACTGAGCAACAACTAAGAGCTCAAGATAGAGAAATGGAGCAAAAGATGAAATCATTAGAAAGAAAGATGGAAGATAATCTGAAGAAGGCCTTAGATAATCCATTGGCGAATAGATGATGGAAAACATTGCTGATGCGTTGGGTAAACTCTGGTTCTTAGGAGCCGGAGTCGTAGCCATAGCTGCTTATGCAGTCACTCTTAAAGTGAGAGTAGATTATTTAGAAAAGAATTATGATAAACAGATCACTGCTCTATGGGATGCAGTAAATAAACTAAATAAGGAAAAATAATTACTAACGCATTCTATTGTCATCTATAAATTTTATTTGGTCTACTAATGCGTCAGCATCCGTTTTATAGTTATTGAAATCTGTTTTACTAATAGTTTTATTTAGTTCTTCCAATAACTTTTGTGCTTCTTTGTTATGTTCAGCTCTAGCAGCATATAACCATCTAAAGGCATTCTTATTATCTTTTATCTGTAGATAATACTTTCCTAAATTCATCATTGCTGGTACTTTGCGTTTCATGGCGCTTTCCTTAAGGTCACCTATTACACTTTCAATTTCCCCTGTACTGCTATTTGGATCACTAAATATCATCAATGCTAGTTTATACCCTGCCTGTTCATTAACCTTAGCTGCTTGTTTTAAAAATTGAATAGCTAAACTCTTACTATCTTTTTCAACTAAATCTGCAATTTTTAAAGCAAGATCACTGTTAATCTTAGTGCAGTATTCTCGAAAAACAGCTAGTACATATGGTTTCAATTCTAATGGGATTAAATCTTTTTGCATCATATTGATAAGTTCATCTAAAGCTTGATGATCATGTTTGCTAACACGCCACATCATAATACGTATAGCTGGACCATATTTACCATCGTGTTTAAAAGTCATTGCATCATTTAAACTTTTATTGCGAGCCGCTTGGTCGTTGTTAACAGCAGCGATTAAATCTTTATGTGATTTAGTAGACTCTGCGATCTGTACTTTAGGTGCTTTACTTAGATGTGGATTGGGTTCACTACCTTCCAAGACCACACTGTAAATTTCCATGGGATCGACATTTTTGAATTCTTGTAGTCCACGGCTAATAAATTTATAATCTTTAATCTTGCCAGCAACCAATCTATATACAGATTCGGTCATTGTGACACCACCATAGTCAGCTAGACTTTCTGTACGAGCAGCAAGATTAACTGCTTCGCCCATGAGATTAGTACCATATATCCATACTTCTCCAACATGTATACCTATACGCCAGCGTAGTCCGTTGTTTAGTCCGCGCATAAGGCCTTGCATTTCTATACCAAATCGTACAGCATCCACCGCACTAGCAAATTCTATTAGGACACTATCTCCGCCGGTATTGAATAATCTGCCACGACTACGATCTATTAGAGGATCAATCACAGCACGGCATTGGTCCAACTTTTTAAGTGTATCAACTTCGTCACGCTGCATTTGGCTGCTGTAACCAATTACGTCGCTACAAACTATGGTGGCTAGTTTAGTTTCCATATTCTTCTTTACCCCATTTGTATTCGGGCAGGCATTGTCTTGGAATTATCTTTTTATCTACTGTAATAACTATAATATATTCACATAATCTTTTCAATAGATCAGTGTGTGCTTGATGCCTTTTTTCCAATGATCTAAGATTATTTTCTAAAACATTGTTTTCATTTTCTAATTTTTGAATCAATACACTATGTTTTTCTAATTGTATTTCAATTGAATTTGTAGGATTAACGGTAATAACTTGTTTAGGTGGTTCTAAAACTGGTTCTTTAACTGATGTCTTAAGAATAACTGACAGATATAATATTAATGCGACAACAACTAAAATAATAATAAAAAAATTTAATGGCTTGTTTTTAATCCAAGAAATAATCTTATAATATAGTGGGGGTTCTATATATGGTACTGTTTCTTTTCTGGGTTGTCGAGGCATGTTATATTCCAATATCTATAAATAATTAATAATTTATTTATAGGAAAAATGATAGATTGGACAGATATTAATAAAGCACAGTTCGCCATGAGCTCTTTACTCATGCTAGTTGTGCTTTTTCTTATTCTATTACTTTGGGTATGGCATAGAAATAGTGATAACAGTATTGATCTCAAAGATTTAATTTGTAGTAATGGCAAATTGGATGAGAAAAAATTTGTTAGATTTGGAGCATGGATAGTTAGTACCTGGGGCTTTGTTTATCTTATAGTTGAAGAAAGATTTAGTGAATGGTATTTTATGGGATATATGGCTGCTTGGGTAGGTAATGCTATTCTTGACAAGTATGTTAATAAACCTAAGGATATAGTAAATGAGCGACCAACAATCAAAAGACCCGAAACCATTAACCAGAAGCGAACGTGAAGCAAAGATTAAAGATAAAGCAGGATTTATAATTGTTTTTTTAGCAGCAGTATTAGCAATCAATACTATGCTAGGTGGTAGTAATTCTAGCAAGATTCAAAATAATACTATTCAAGCAAATAATATGTGGGCTTGGTATCAGGCTAAAAATGTGCGAGGAGTATTATATGAGATTAATGCTATAGAAACCACCAAACCAGAAAATAAAGAAAAGTTTCTAGCAGAAGCTAAACGAATGAGTGATGATAAAAAAGATATCATGGAGAAAGCTAAGAAATTAGAAGCCGAAAGAGATGAGGCTAAACTTAGATCTCCCTGGTACACATGGGGCGGTTCTACATTAGTACAGTAGTAGGCTTTATAGGATCATTGCTAGTAAGTCAAGCTATATGGATGTGGATACCATGGTTAAGTTAATTACTATTTTAGTAACAAGTTTAGTGTTATTCGGATGCGATGCAAGATACAGATACCCTTGCCAAAATCCAGATAATTGGGATAAAGATTATTGCAAGAAACCATATTGTGAGGTTTCAAGAGATTGCCCTGAGCATATTTTTAAAGGACAGGAAGGTGTAGCGTCATTTACCAGTCCTGGTAAGTGTGAACAGTGTAAAGGAGCAAAATAAATGGGAATCAAAGACATGTTTAAGGATCCTGGTGTCAACGATAGTGCACCTAAACAAACTGTAATACCAACCCCTGTTAAAAAGACTATGCCTCCTATGCCAAAAAAAGATGACCATAAAGGTGAAAAGGCATCAAAACCTGGAGAAAGGTATACTGAAAATGAACTTATGGTACGTCTTAAATTCATTATCGGAGTCTGTTTGGCGCTCACTCTTATTGGCATTGTTTTTACTGTTTTGTACAGTATCATGTTTGTCACACAACCTTTGAATGCTATTAGTCCAATTGACCAGAAGTTTTTTGAGCTAATTATACCAGTAGCTACATTCCTGTGTGGTACTTTATCGGGTATTATGCTTGCAGGATCAGGTAAAGAAGCAGCAATGGCCGGGGCGGCAGCTCAAGCTAATGCGATGAATGGAATGAACGGAGGAATGAAACCGCCAGGTGGTCAAAGACCAATATCATCTGTTGGATTAGGTCCTTTAAGTCCCGTAAATAGCATGGGACCCGATCCAGACACAATGCCAGACATTATGCCTAGCTCACCCCCACCTTCTACTGGAGTTAGACCAATTGGTAAACCAGCAATCAAACCAATTAGCTTGGATTGATATTATGGTGGCGTACTCAATTTTATATTGGTACGCCCCGTATTTTATGATGGGGAATAAAGATATTGCAGAATCAATCTGCAAAAAGTGATGGAAGCGGGGGAAGGATTCGCACCTCCGACCTGTGGATTATGAGTCCACCGTTCTCCTACTGAACTACCCCGCAATAGTCTTTATTTATTACTTACCCTGACCTCTGTACTTCTTATAAGATCTCTTGACGTGTTTATTCATGGTAGCAGTTTTGCTACCATTTTGTCTTGTTTTCTTTTCTACTGAATTATGTTTCTTCTCTGACATTATTTAATTCCTCAAGTAATGGGTCGATTCCCTTATTATTTGTGCCCCGTTTATACGATTCATCAGTTTTCTTTTTATCTAAACTAGTAATAGTTCTCGTTTCACATTCTTGACAAATGGAATAATAAAAGGTATGTTTAACTGGACCACCTACCCATTTATAATTAGTTTCAATTACTTCATTGTATTGTTGTAATTTATCTTTACAATCAGAAGGCTTGCATTTAGGTTTGCCGGTTATAGGATCAATATAGATTACCGGACCATTGGATCTGTCTCGCATGATTAAATAAGTTGAATTCCGCTACCGAACACTTTATTATAATTGTTATACAGTTCTTCAGCTGGTTCTGCTTCCCACGCAATCATACTTTTCTTAACTGAAATTTTATGATCTTTTGTATACCCTGCATAAGGAATCAATCCCATTCGATGTTCATTAAATGATGATTGAGATGGGATAATTGCTATAGCGCATGGCTGTTCAATAAGATAGTAATCACCATCATCCTTTATGTCACCTACAATTTCTTCAGTGGTGACTAATTTCACAACCTTAATCATGTAATTTCTCCAAATAATTAAATGCTTCAAGTTCACTTGAAAATTGTATTAGATCATAATCTAAAGTGATACAATTAAAAGAGTGAATTAATATTTGTCCATCTAGGGAACTGATCTTTACAAACCAATTCCCTAGTTTAAAGGTATCAAAGCTACAAAAATTATCTGTTATTGCGGATATATTCTTGTACTTCACGATCAACTCTCATACGTCTTCCCTCGGCCATCGCTTCCATAAACCACCAAATTTTCTTTAGTATTTTCATAATAGACCTTTCTGTTGTAGAATTTTTTCTCTAAAACTAAAATCAGCTCTATCAATATTTTTGGATAGGTATAATTCGGCAATTGAAGGTATACGAAATTTCTTATCTAACCATACTTTAAATTTAGTAAGACTAGATATTAATGTCATTATTTTTCTCCGTCAAATACTGTTTCTTACTAGTTTTAGATTCAGTATCTTTGACTTCGATTTTCTTTGGTTTCTTGTGCTCTGGAATAATTTTTTCAAGAGCAATTTTAAGCATACCGTTCATCATTGCTGCATCATTAATTTCAATATGATCGTCAAGCAAAAATGTACGAGTAAATGCTCTATTAGCAATACCTTTAAACAAGAAGTTATCATTATCTTCTTGGGCTTTACCACTAATGATAAGTTTGTTATCCTCAAAAACAACTTCAATGTCTGATTTAGCAAATCCTGCCACAGCTAATTCAATAACATATCTGTTATCTTCAACTTTCTTTATATTGTATGGAGGATAGTTAGGAATATTTTTGGTCATATCATCATGGAATTTTGCCATGCGATTATAAGTTTCATCGAAACCGACTAGAAACTTATCCATATCTTTAAACATATCAAAGGGTCCGTTTTTAAGTAATAGTGTCATTTTAGTTCTCCTCGTAAGCGAGATTAAAGTTATCCAACCCAAATGGCGTTGGCACCAGTGAATATTTTACTAGCCTTCGCTGGCATGCTAGTTCCCATCCCAGGGATAATATTATTTATATCGCAGATTGTTTCTTTTTGCCGATATTATACTTAGTTTGTAAATCCCAGTCATCCTTATCTTTGAAAGCAATCACTTTGATCTGAGATAATGGAGCCATGTCATTAAATAAACTAGGTTCAAGTAATTTTATTAATCCCCAATCTACAAGTAGTTTAGCAATCGTATTGCGTCTTTGTAAATCATTATCTGTAAGATCAGCTTGCTTACCATCTAAAGCAAATAATTCTTTAAAATGAACAATGAAATATCTACCTTGTTTGTGTAGAATATGACACGATTGATAAAGTACCTTGTCTTTTCTTGAAGCAACACCGATTCTAGTTAATGTTTCTCTGACCTTTAAAAAATCGTCAGGATGCGTAAGCGCTACTTCTAAAGGAGAATATCCTGGAAAATCTATATGGAATAAGTCATCCGCCATTTCTACCACCTTTAAACATTCTTGTTTTTATTGTTTCAATCTGTTCATCACTAAGAAGCGGAAGTACTTGACGGGCCTTTTCTTTGCTATATCCATAGTATTCCCGAATAACTTCTAGCGCTTCAATCTTCTCAGCCTTCAACCATTTATTGAATCTTTTTTTAGGCCTAATTATATTTATGAGAAAAGAATATTGAAGTATTTTATCAAGGTGTGGTCTCGAATTCATCTCATTTGCGGGAATAATAGTGTCCTGCCCATAAGACAATCCCTTATTTACAATAAAAGAATTATATTGTTTCTCAGACCAATCATCTACTATTAGATTATCTTTAGTATAATGAATAGAATTTATAAAATCGAAAGGTGATATTTTAGGTGTATCGTATTTTTCTTCTGTATATTTAACTACTGGTTCTCCAAATAAACCGCTCATATTTTAAACTCCGGGTTCTCATTCACTAATGCAACAATGGATTGTGCAAGATACACAACCTGTTCCTCAGATAGTTTAATATTATAGGACTTATCCAATATATGAATAATTTCATGTATGATAGCAATATGCTGAGTAGATTCAGTAGCATCCTTATTTATTTTAATAAGTTGATTACTAAAATCTGCAGTACCTAATAATCCTTTTAAATCATCTGAGGATACATGTTCTATACTATAATCTATACCTGCTACACGGAGTTTCATTTAAATTCAACAGATGCCATAATTTCAGTAAGACATGCTACAAGATTAATTTCTTGGTCTGCACAGAATGCACTTTTATATTGATAATCTGCCAGTATTAAAACCAATTGGGGGACTTGTACAACATGTTCTGATAGATGATCATATAATTTTCTAATAACTGATGCTGGATCATTATCGAGATTATTCACTACCCATGATCTCATCTTTTTCCAGTCTTTATCTTTCAAGGATGCGAATAATTCTTGCATATTCGCTTCGCCCATACTTACTAGAATACCTTCATCAATTTTTCCAGAAACGGAATATCTCTGTAATTCATTTAGAATTCTTCTATAATCAGGAAAATGCTTTTCAATAACACGAGCTAGGACTTTTGGATCAAATTGAATTTGTTCTGTTTCAAGAATTTCACTAGCTCGTTTAAAGAATCTTGCTGCAATCTTTGGCTTTTCTTCTTTCGGCAACTTAAATTCAATTACTGTTGTTCTAGAATGAAGCGGCGGAATAATTCTATTCTTAAAGTTACAAGTAAAGATAAATCTACAATTAGCTGAAAACTCTTCGATGAATGCTCGTAAAGCGGGCTGAGTAGAATTTGGATTTAGATAATCTGCTTCATCCAAGATAACTACTTTAGTTTTTCCACTAAATGATACTGTAGATGCAAATTGTTTAATCTTAGTCCGAAGAACATCAATACCAGATTCCTCAGAACCATTTATTATAATATAATCTGTTTCTAATTCTTCACACAATGCTCTAGCTACTGTAGTTTTGCCTACACCTGCAGTTCCACATAATAGCATATTTTGAATCTCACCCTTAGATATCATCTCTTCAAATATTTTTTTCTGATCTGCAGGTAAAATACAATCTTTAAGTGTACGGGGGCGATAGCGTTCTACCCACAAAAATTGATCTTCACGAATTTCCATAACAACTCCATAATAATTAACTCACGTTAGCGCCAGCTGCTTCTATGTCGCCAGTATATATATGCATACCAATATGATCTAGTTTGATGCTTGGAATCAAATGAATTTGGCCTCCTAGATTTCTGTATTGCTCACAAAAGTACCAATCCTCAGATAAGAATACTCCATCTGTTCCTATTTCAGTTTTAAAATATTCAGTATACCATTCATTAAATCTACCAAAATTTGCTGCTCTTGCCTTGTTCATATTGGGTTCAAGTAATTCAAATACTTCTCTTCTGATTAGCATAAACCCTGTCCCAGCATGAGCTACTTCTACTACGCCTTTATAATCTGGAATGGGTGGATTATTATTATCCAAGTAATTTATTACATATGATGCGCCAAATTTACTTAAATCGGGCAAATCTTTATCTTTATTATTCTTAACTATATCATTTATATTTTGCCAGTCAATAAATTTCTTTGGATACGGCGCACAAATGACATCCTTTTGTGCATGTAACAGTTGTCTGATACTTCCTTCTGGGAAGATAATATCCCCATCTATAAACATTAAATGCGTGCACTCAGAATTCTTAAGAAAATAATTTACTGCATAGTTTCGACCTCTGGTAATTAGGCTTTCATTCGGAATAAACATCCAATATGCACCTATATTATTTACTCGTAAATCTATAACATTGGACATTAGACTACTTACGTATCCAAAATAACATTGCCCATTGTACATAGGAGTGGCAATCATAACACTTGAAGAATTATTTATACTATACATTATTCACCCCAGAATTTCTTTTTGTTAAGAAATCCCAATTGTTCTATAAGTAAAACCATGTCCCAAGCTTTACCTACAAAGTTATGTTGATAATCGTTCCAATTATCCTGAGAACCGGTCTTACGCTCTGACAGTATTTTAGCAATATACTCAATATTTTCTTTGGCTTTTTCAGTCATGATTATACTACTGAGTCAGGTTCCATTGCGATATAATACTCAATTGCTTTAGTCTCATGCTTAAAATGCATGAATTTCTTCTTCGAGATAGTGATAGAATATGCATCAGGTATGATCTTGAAATTTTCTACTGCGATATGGCATTCAAAATCCTCGATGCCTGGACCAATAGTTTTCTTATAGGTATTTGCAGTATCGTTCTTTTTATCACCAATAGTTAAAGTAACCTGTTGATGTTTACATGCTACAGTAATAGTAGGAGCAGATGTAATAGCAGCTGCCTTCATAATCATTTGTACATCTTCAGCAGTAAGTTTAAACTGAAAATGATTATCTAATTCAATAGATTTATCTGGTGCAGCTACAATTACTCCAGCATTAGAGTAGAAGTATTCAAACTTGCCACCATCTTTAGAAATAGTTAACGATTTGTCACCAAACTCTACATTTTGATTTTCCATCAGTGTCAAAAGAGCTAACAGTGAATTTAGATCATAGATTGGAACCTCTACAGGAAAGTCCTCGGTCACCCCAGCCTTCGCAAAAATATTCTTTGCTGTACTAATAGTTGCCAGAGACTTACCTTTACGAATTAGAATGTTGCTATTAATACCGGCAAAATTCTTTAGAATGTCAATTGTTTCTTTACTAATTTGCATAATAACCTCACACAGGATGATGAATAATTTCAATATCTTTTGTTTCTTTGTTTGTTTCTAGATCATGCACATAAAGCATAATTAATGCATAGTGTAATATCTTTAGTATATCTTTTCTATTCCTTCCTTCTTTTTTACCATACCTTTGGCTATATTTAATCACATTGCCGACAGTGTGACCAATACCGTGCCCATTGTCTATAATGAATTCGGTAGTCTGAATCTTTCCAGTGGCATAATGCTGAGAATAGGTATTATCGACATATGCTTTAAGTTGTTTAAGTAAGTCTTCCTCATTGTATTTGTAATCTATCTTCTCCATGGATAATCTCCATTATATAATTGCTTCATTCTTTCATTGCCAGTTATAAAAAATTGTGCTTGAACCGAATCTGTTCTATTTCCAACTCTATAATTTACGGTGTACTTGCCTGACACATTACACTTAATATTATTATCTTTTAGTGCAGAAGTCAATGCTCGGTCAACCTCAGGTTGATCGTCTGGATGTCTTGCTCTTTTATACCATAAAGGAGATAGTTGTAATGCTAATAATTTTGGAAGAAAGAAACAATTTACATCCACGAAATAGTCACCTAAAACCGATTGCCAATTACCTAAATTTTCACAATCATCTTTACAAATAAACTTACCTGCACTATCAACTATATTTCTCAATGAACATGAAAATGAATGTTTATCTGATACTTCAATAAGACTTTCAATATGATTTTCTTCTAACCAATTATCCTCATCAAGAAACATAATGTAGTCGCCTTCAGCAAAATAAGTACAACCACCATATATTCTATGTCCATTATATTGCTCTATACCTGTAGCATACGGTAATACTATCACATCTTGATTTGTAATAAACCGTTTTGCTTTACTTTTATGATGTTCTCCATCTATCACAACCAAATGCTGAATATTCTTATAGGTTTGATTCTTAACAGACTGAAGATTTTGTTTTAGTAATTGGGATCCTGTAGTTGCTGTTATAATGGTTACACTATCCATTTCTGTTCTCAAAGTATTTACTATGTTTTCTTGACAAGTATCTCTTGTTTACTTCGTATATCCCACCGAAAATAGAATTGACTTTAGTTTTATTTTTAGATCTCATTGATCCCCAGTCAACATCGCTTCTAAATTTTATTGATAAAACACCATTTTTATAACCATGTTGCCTCATCCTTATACTAAAATCATGACAATCAAAACCACATGGAGCCAATGCTGAATCGTAAAATCCAACTTCCATATGTCTTTTCCATTTAGTCACTGCAGGACTTCTTATTGCTACTTCTGTTTCCTCGAAACTATATTGTTCTAATAATTGGTAATCATTTCTTCCTATCTGTTTCCAATGACCAAATTCTGACTCTACAAAATTACTTTCATTAAGAGTACCATTCAACGAATGCACGGAGCAACCAAGTCTCAAAGATAAGTATCCTAAATCTTTTATTTGATCCCAAACACCAAATAAATAGGTGTCTAAATTCTTTTCTTGAATTATTACATCATCCTGTACTGTGATTATAAGATCATTTGGATCCGGGGATTCAAGTTTAATATGAGTTAGTGCATAGTTAAGACAAGTTATTTCGTGTACATCATTCATAAATAGAATGTCAAATTTTTCTTTTAGATTATTGTTTTCAATAAATTCTAAAAGAATAGATTCACTTTTATCAGTGCATCCATCTAATACTACAACTACCTTATATTCCCCAGCAACACTGTCCACTATTCCTTGAAGAACATCTTTGATAAGATCTTCTTTGTTAAAAATAGGTAGAATAAAATAAGTTTTCATACTAACAATCCCTCATCAAATTTATCCTTGTCTGTTAAACTAGCCATATGATCATTAGTCATTTCTGCCATAGTTGACGCATATAAGGGCATGTCATTTTCATCATACCCATTACCACAAAAACTGTATCTATTTTTTAATCTATTTCTAGTTTCACCAAACCAACCTTCACCAATTGAATGAATTAATACATTATTTTTTATATAAGGAAAAACAAAATCTCTTAAAAATACCTGATCGTTAGTATAGTAATTTGTGTTGAACATAAAATGGTTCATTACGTTCAGTATATCATCTGGAAGTCTGCCTTTTAATCCAAACGCGCAAGCGATAATCGGATATTGAAAATGTGCCTCATGATCTCTATAGATATGAAAAATTTTATCTGTATCTAACCATTCATTCACCGCCATTTGTTCTCTTACTGTTACTCGGCCATCAGCATCTCTTACTATAGTAACATTTTCGCCATCCTCAAACAAAGGCATAAAGCGCCAAAAGACACCATGGCTACCATCCTTTACTTCTATAATATTTGCATCACAAAGAGAAGAATAGTTTTCCTTATTATCCACATATAATCTAAATTCCCAATCAGGATAATATTTTTTAGCAAGTTCGTACTGACGATGAACACCAACAATATATCTTGGATTATTGCCATATGAGCTAGTCGAAAATATTTTATTCATATCACCACACAAATTTATTTCTATACCACTCTATAATTAATTTTAATTCATCATTAAAAACTGCGTTTGGTTTCCACCCAAAAGATTTTAATTTACTATCGTCTATAGCATAACGAACATCCTGTCCAGGTCTTACCTCTGAAAAATCAAAGTTATCAATTAAAGTATAAGATGAATCTACATAGAAATACGACAAAATAGATTGTGCTACTTCAATATTCTGTCTTTCATCATTGCCTGATATATTAAAAATCTCATTAGTAACATTATTGTCTATTATTTTTATGATAGCATTAGCAGTATCTGATACATGAAGCCAAGTTCTTTTAGGTAAACCTTGATCATGCATCACTATTTTTTTACCTAAGGATAAATTCTTAATAGCTTTTGGAATAAACTTTTCAACATACTGACCAATACCATAGTTATTAGTTGGTCTAACAATAACATATGGGATATCATATGTTCTGGCCCATGCTAGAACTAACATATCTGCTGCTGCCTTTGTGGCAGAATAGGGATTACTTGGTTTGAGTAAATCTGTTTCGGTATGATATCCTGTTTCTAAATCCCCATATACTTCATCAGTACTAAAATGAAGTAAAATAGGTCGTCTAGATTTAGGTTTTGATTTGATCAATTCTAATAATCTATGTACTCCATTAACATTACTTTTTAGAAACACATCAGAACTTTCTATACTATTATCTACATGTGTTTCTGCAGCAGTATTGATAATATAGTCACAATCATATAAACGTGATATATCATTTATATCTGATACTTCAAATTTAAATTGGTCTCCATAATCTCTTAGATTTTGTAGAAGATCCCAATTGGCAGCATAAGTACATTTATCTATACCAAAAACATACCAACCTCTATCGAGGCACGCCTTTGTTACATGGTATCCTATAAATCCTAAGCAACCTGTTACATAAACAACTTTTTTCATTTATAAGTTCCCAGCCCATAATCTAATCCTTTCAAATCTAGATTCAAAGAATCCAAATTATCAGAATTACCAGTATAATTTTTATCATTATCTATAATCTTATAATTAGTTTTCCAACCGTGAATAGATGACATTAGATCAAGTTGTTTACTTAATGTAAGTTTTTCTTTATAGACACAGTTTATATCTTTTACCATATGATTATAACTAACAAAGTAATCAACTACAGTACAAAAATCTTCTACAAAAAAGTTATCAAAAAATTTATTCCGTAGTTCTAATGGTGTATTAGATTCAAATGATTTTTTGTACTTGCTAAAAATTCTAAAACTAGGTTCACCTTTACCAAAACAACCAAATAATCTAAGTGTGTAGAAATGATCAATACTCTCGCATATTCTAGCTATGATATTTTTTGACATGGCATAAGAACTAGTAACAGGACAATCTTTCCATATCCAATTTTCTGCTACATAGTTTGAATCAACTATTTCTGATCCAGATCCAATATTTATAAATTTTTTAAAGTATTTAGCTGACTTTAAAATATTTGTAAAAAGCTCTAGATTATTAGCAGCATACACTAAACTATCGCTAGTAAAATTCTCTTTACCACCAAAACTAAGACAATTTATTAGAATATCAGGATTTTGTTCTTTAAGAAAAGTAGAAAGCAAATCACGTTTTAATATATCTATACTTCTATTTATATTAAATACATGATGTTTTTTAGTTACAAGATGTTTACCTAGGTAAGTACCTATAAATCCGGTACCACCTATAATCATAATTTTCATAGACCATCTGGAGGCAATTTAGAGATGTCTAAATCTTTCATCATTTTATTATATAATACTAAAATATAATTAGCTAATTTTTCATCAATAAGTTTTTCAATTTCATTTTTCAATTCTTCATTCATTTTTATCCCCTAAAATTTTTGCAACTTCAAATATTAAACTTTCCTGCCCAGCAACTACTTTTCGTTTTCCCAATTCGTAAAAAATATCGTTAGGATTAACATTAAATTTATTAGCTGCTTCAAGTACATGTTTAGCAAATCCGGAAAATACCCCGGCAATGCCACTGACTAAAGAAAGAGGACTTATAACAGGATTATTTAGATTATACTTATCTAATACTGAAACTAGTTTGAATAGTTCATCTAAATTTACTCCTGTATCATATCCCATTCTATGTAACACAGCAATCAAAACTTCTAATTGCGTATTGCCTGCACCTGCACCATAGCCTTTAATACTGCCGTCTAAAATAGTAGCACCTTCTTCCACAGCAGCTACAGCATTATAAATTCCCATACCTAGATTATTATGTCCATGAAATCCTATATCTATAACTAAACTTTCTTTCAATAATCTAATTCTATTTCTTACATCGTCAGGCAAATAAAATCCTGCAGAATCCATTATGATAACTGCTTCTGCACCATAATCTTGCATCTTTAAGGATTCTTTGATTAGTGTTTGAATATCAGCCAAATGGCTCATCATCAGTACACCGTAAACTGTTTTATTATTTTTTCTAAGATATCCTATATGATTTTTAGTAATGTCTGCTTCTGTACAATGCGATGCTATTCTAAATACATCTACCCCCAAATCGATTGCTTGACTTAGATTAGATTTAATAGTAGCAAATCCTGGAATAACGTGTATACCTAATTTAGTATTTTTCAGATGGGCTCTACAATTTTTAAGTATAGTCTCATCATCTAAACTACATTCACCTACAAGCATGGACGAAGCACCTAGCCCATTACCGTGCCCAGCCTCAACTATAGGTACTCCTGCACTTTCTGCATTTTCGCAGTACTCAATATAAACATCTAGAGGCAAATCATGCTTTGCAGCATGATTTCCGTCTCTTAAGGTGGGGTCACTAATAAGAATATTCTTCATGCTAAGTATTCCGCCAATTCAATAGCTGCACAATTAATTATATCTAGATTGCCTGCATACTTAGGCAAAAAGTCTCCAGCGCCAGTTACCTTAACAGTCATTACTACTTTATCATTCATAATAAACGGAGGTACTATTACCTCATACCCAGGGACATATTTTTGTAGGTCATTTACCATATTTAAAACTGATTTAGTAATTTTAGTTAAATTGGGAGATTCGATTTTAGCATAAATTGAAGTCACCATATCTATAGGAGGAGTAGCGGGATTTAAAATTAAAATCGCTTTTGTTCTTTTTGCATTAGTAAATTTTTTTAAGGCATCTTGTGTAGTTTCAACATATTCATCTAAATTATTTCTAGTTGCAGGTCCTGCACTCAAGGATGCGATACTTGATGCCACTTCGATATAATCTATATTAGAATGCACTTTACTTATAGCATAAGCTATTGGAATTGTAGTTTGTCCTCCACAGGTCACTAGATTAAAATCTATGCCTTGTAAAGAATTCTTATTTATACTTGGAACTACAAAAATACCAGATTTTGCAGGAGTTAAATCTATACATCTTAAATTCAACTCTTTTAACTTTTTTGTATGTTCAATATGTGCTTGAGCAGAGGTACAATCAAATACTAAATCACAAATACTATTATTAATATCTTCTATTCCTTTATAGGAAACTGGTATGCCCAAAGCCTTCGCTCTTTTTATACCTTCAGAATTTTTCGACCTTCCAGCGAATAATGTGCATTTTAAATGTTTCGATTTAAAGACTTTATAAAGCAGATCTGTGCCAATATTACCTGTACCTAAAATAGCTACTCTCATAATTTAGATTTCTCACTCATTTCTATAATCATAGATTGTTGTAATTTTTCTCTAGGTAATAATGGATGTAAATCTTCTAGAGGAGAAGATACCATTGTACCATCTCCTTTAATTGTAAATCCTAATTTAGGAGAAAATAATTGAGATGGGTGCATGTATACTTCACAAATAACAGGTCCATTGTGTTGTTGGACTTTGTCTATTACATCATCACATTCTTCCCAAGTTTTTATTACATATGAAGGTATATCAAAAGCGGTTGCTATCTTTGTATAGTCCGGGCAGGATACTCCTGTATTTTTATCTGAGGCAAAATATCCCTTTTTAAATATGGATTGTTGATTATGTTTTATCATTAAGTATCCATCATTATTAAAAATGAAAAATTTTATAGGTAAGTTATGATGAACTACTGTTTGTAATTCTTGTAAGTTCATCATCATACCTCCATCACAATTTAAGCACATAACCTCTCTTTTTTTATCTGCAAAAGATGCCCCTATTGCTGCAGGTAAACCGTAACCCATTTCTCCAAGACCCGTAGATGTCATAAATCTTTGACCTTGTTTAAACTTTAATACTTGATGACCAGATAATAAGGCAGTTCCCATATCTGTGACAACTATTTGATCTTCCTTAAAATGTTTATTGAGAACTTCCATGAACTTATAAGAATTCATAAATCCATCTATATCAGGATGATCCTCGTCATTAACCCACGGATAATCCATTTGATACTTTTTACAATTATCTATCCATTCTTTACAATCGATCTCAAAGTCAATATTTTCTAATAATTGTATGAAAAATTCATTGGCATCAGATATTATAGCTTCTCTAATTCTTGGTTTTAATTTTAACGCTTCGTTCTCATCTATATCTACCACATCTATAGTTGCATCCCTAGCTAATTCTGTAGGATCATATGCTACCTGAGGCAATGCTAATCTTGTACCTATAGTTAGTAGATAATCACAGTTTTGAAGAATAAAGTTAGCTGCTCTTTGACCGTATATACCTGCTCTACCGAATACTAACGGATGATCTGAATCTATCATATCAATACCTGCCCATGATACTAGTACAGGAACATTTAGTTTTTCAACATATGTTTGAATATGTTTATGACATTCAGATAATCTAATACCATGACCGATCCATAATAAAGGACGTCTAGCTTTTTTTAAATTGGATAAAACTCTCGTAATAGATACTTTATTTGGTTTTGGTAATTTTTTAGTTATTTTTTTATACTGCACTAATTCATTTTCATTTACTAAACTAGATTGTATATCCATAGGTATTTCTACCCAACAAGGACCATATCGACCACTGGTAGAAATATCAGCAGCCTTTAAAATTTGATAACTAGATAAAAGTGGATTAGTTACTCTATCAGAATACTTAGTTATTTTTTTAACCATATCTACAGAATCATAACCTTGTACACCCCACATTCTCAAAGGGTTAGAATCAGAAGTATACATAGATTTTTCGTTACCAGCAATTAATATTCCAGGAATAGAATCTGCCCATGCTGATAATACTCCAGTTACAGCATTTGTTGACCCCGCGCCTGTAGTCAAAATACATGCTGCTAATTTGCCAGAAGTTCTATAATAAGTTTGCATTGCCATTGCAGCAGCTTGTTCATGATGAACACATATTAATTCAGTATAACCGTAATTAATAATTGCTTCATACAGATGCACATTACCAGCGCCTATAATACCAAATGCATGTTTTATGCCGAGTTTTTCTAATGTCTCTGCTACAACATAACTTACTTTTTTCATGTGAATAAACTCATAAAATTATCTAAAGTGTAACCAATATAATCCATTTGTTCTGTAGTAATAACAGGACTTGTCCCATGAAAATATGTATCGAGCATCACCTTAGTAGCTACTGGAAATTTTTTTCTAACATCTTCTTGTTTCATTAAGTGTTTGTAAGCAGGTTGAAGTAGAATATTACCAGCAAAATAAGGTCTAGTCTGTATTAAATTTTCTTCAAAATAATCAACTATATCATTTCTCTTAAATGGAGACCCGGATCTGATAGTAATAGGAAACGCAAACCAACTAGGATTACTATGCTCTTGGGCTCTCGGCAAATGAAAATATTCTTCGTACTTACTATATATGTCAAATAGTAATTTATAATTACGTTTTCTAATAGAATGAATCTCATCCAATTTAGTAAGTTGAACTAAACCCATAGCACCTTGTATTTCAATAGGTTTAAGATTGTAACCTATTTCATCATAGACATACTTATGATCAAATATTTCATTAGGCAAACTAGGGATCCAATTATTAAATCTTTTACCGCATGTGCCACACTTTAGCTTATTGGCTTCAGGTCCTACACAGTAACACCCTCTTCCCCATTCTCTAAATGATCTAAGAATAACTTCTTGCTCATGTGTATTACAAGCTACATACCCGCCTTCGCCCATTGTTATATGATGAGCAGGATAGAAAGAGCAAGTAGCCATAATACCAAATGAGCCCAAAGGCGCACCATCATATGTGGATCCGAGGGCATCGCAACAATCCTCTAGTAAAAGTAAATCATATCTTTTGACAAGTTCCATTAACCACCGCATATTAGGAGGATTACCTAATACGTGTGCGAATGTCATTACTTTAATATTATGTTGTTTTATTAAATCTTCTGCTTTAGTTAGATCAAGATTTAATGTGTCTAGTTCTATATCTAAAAATACTGGTTCAAAACCAAGTTGTAGAATAGGATTAAATGTGGTAGGAAACCCTGCTACCGGCACCAATACTTTGGTGCCCTTTGGAAGATTGTAACCTCGTTTTGAAGTTAAAGATGCCATCATCAAAAGATTAGAACTTGAACCAGAATTAGTTAAAATGCCATGATTTTTACTAAAATGCTTAGAAAATTTGCGTTCAAAGTCTAAACACTTATCTCCCATAACAAGCCAACCATCAAGTAATGAATCCATTACTGAGGCATATTCTTTATCGTCAAAATAAGGACCAGCATAGTTAACAAAATCCTTGCCCGCTTCCCATTTTTTATTTCGTTGTTTCTCTATAAAATATTGAGAAACACTTTTAATAATTTCTTCTTTCATATCACCAGTAAGCAAAATTAGTTTCTAAATGCATATTGTTTTTTCTATTCTGAGCTTCATCTATTTCTAAAGGATAAATCCAATGTTCATTATACATATCATTCCATTTACTATACCCTGGCACTTTAGTCCATCTATATCCTAATATGCCGAAAAATAATTGTAAAACACCCCCTGTTTGAATACCTATTTTCCCCATCTCTTTAGCGTGCTGGGCATAAAAAACTGATGAGGTAGAAGCCCCTGTTAATAATACATCATAATCATATTTTTCCATTTCTTTCATTACATAAGATACAGTATCTCCCCAATGATTACAATTTGGATATTGCCTGTTATCCATCATTGGATGATATGGACTTCTAATTACTCCTGCTAATTCAAAAGGAGCAATGATATCTTTTTGTGCTCCCCATATATTATCTATATGATTCCATTGATGTTTAATTGATTCTGCATGAGTGGATATTACCAAAATCTTTTTATTCTTCAGATATGAAGTCCACGGATTGGAAGCTGCAGGTATATTGAAAAAATCATTAGCGTGTCCAAGTAATCCACCAGGGTCCATTACTAAAATAGAGTTACCACCAAAAGTGGGTCTATCAAATTCTTTTAGTATTACATGATCATTTATATCACAATTATTAAATGTATCAGTAACATCAGTTATTCCTAAAATATCTGCTTGATGCATTACTTTAATAGTTTCAGGAATAATAACATCCCAATAGTACTGAGGATTATGTGGAAAAATACCACCTTGAATTAAGGTTGTTTCATTAAAATGTTCTTGTGGGGGTATTTCATTTTTTAATTTTAATTGAACAATAAATCCTGCAGTATTATCTAAACGAAGTATACTTGCAGGTTTGTTTTCCTTTATAATGTTAACGATAAGATCATTCGCAGTTTGATAATCTATTCTCATTCGGCATAGTACTTTGCTAGTTTAGATCTATCACCTTTGATATAAGAAAATGCTTCTTGAACATCTCTTGGTAAAGCTTTAAATAAATCTGCCATTTCTTTTTCAGCTTGTTCTTTATTATAACTTGTGCCAAACGGATGTTGTATTGTATGAGAATAATCTCTTAATACTGGACGTTTCAACATATGAGATAACGCAGGATATACAATATCGAAACTCCATCCCATTTTATATGGAGAAAAATCTATACTTCGTTTCTTTGCTTCTTCTATAATATCCCTATGAATAAACCAACAAGTACAATCAGTATTAGCAACCATCTTCAAAGGCGTCTCATCTACAGTGAACATATCAAGATTAGTTCTTGTAGCATCATACCAAGTATAATCTACATTCGGGGCATATATTCCCCATTTATATTCTTCATAGTATTTTTTGGCATCCTCAATCAGCCTTCCCCAATTAGTATAAGAAGCGTCACCTTGCACATGAAATAGTATATCACCATTAAACACATCTAACGCTTTAAGAAATTGTGCAGTAAAATATGATTCTTCTCCAATGTTATACCAATCATCTAAAAAGAATCCTTCATCACTGTTTATTACAGTTGGATTAATGCCAATATCTTTAAACTGCTCAATCTTCTCTAAAGTCTTATTGTGTTGACCGCGCCAATTAAAAATTATAGTATGTATTTTCATCTTTGTAATATCTTATTATAAACTATAGCATCAAACCAATTAAGAAAATTATCTAATATTAGATAGGATGGGGGTATGTTATTAATAAACTTAGGAGCATTCAATATCTTATTATATAGTTTTTTATTATTATCAATCTTTACAACATAATCTATAGCATCATCAAACGAAGCAAAGTCATGTACATTAATAAAACTATCTTTATTAAAATCTGATGCGATTAATTCATTGCCCCAATAAATAGGAATAGTACCAGCATAAAAAGAATGCATGATTTTTTCTGTAACATATCCCGGATAAGTGTAAGGTTCAAAACAAATGTTGAATTTTCTTGTACTAAGAAAATCTATTTTACCTTGTTCTCCCTCTATCTTTGCATCTATATTATTATATAATTTGCCTCCACTGTCAATAGTTTTATATTTATTAAGTAGTTCAAAAAAGTTATTTCTTTCTTGACAGTTTGGATTTGATACTACAAAGGATGCAAAGGAATTCTTTTCGTTTATAGCTATTTTCCCAAGTATGTAGTCCATGTCGTATTTCATATTATGAATATGTTTCCATGCCCACATATAGACTACGAATAACGGCAATCTATAATGCCATGATTCATAATTGTGGTCAAATGAAATAGCATAGTGGCAATCATAATCTTCAGGTCGTTGATTCTCTCCAGTATAAAAAATTTTTGTCACTTTATTCTTATCATACTTTTGATTTTGATTACCAAAATTGTTATCGCCAAAAATAAGATATTCTGGATTTTCGTTATCTATTTCTATATCATATCTAGTTGATAGAATAGAATAGAAAAATCTAGCCAAATGTTCATGGGTATCAGTAAACCCTAATTTTAATTTTTTCATACTAAATTAAATAACCCCGCTAAATCATTCATATCATCTACAGTTACAAAATGATTATTACCAACATATATGCCTTGCCTATGTATAATTTCAGCATTGGCAATTTCTCTTTTTGTATCTATTTTGTGTCCTTTAAGAAATGGTTGAGATAAAAGATTACCAGCAACAATAGGTCGATGTTCTATATTATGTAACGACAATAAATTTCTGATTTTATCTCTTATCTCAGTTGATTTACAAATAAAAGGAAAACAAAAACTACTATTTGTAGACTCATACGAATGCTGATAAAAAAGATTAGGATACTGCTCTATAATAGTACAATAAACTGCATAATTTTTGCGTCTAATAGTGATCATACTATCCAATCTTTTCAATTGTGATCTGCCTAACACTGCAGGAATCTCATGATTTCTAAAATTATATCCATCTGTAATAAAAAGAAATTGGGAATCAATTTCTTTATGAGTTTCCTTATAGTATTTAAAAAATATAGATTCTCTTGCTAATCCATGACTTCGCTTCATTCTCATCAAATCATATAGATCTTCGTTATTGGTGGTAATCATTCCACCTTCAACTGTAGACATATGATGTCCAAAGTAAAAACTAAAAGTAGCACCTAAAGAATTCGCTCCTCTTTTCTCACCATTATTATCTAAACATCCGTGGGATTCGCAAATATCTTCTATAATTAGAGCTTTAGGAAAAATCTCTTGAATTTTTTCTATGTCAGCGGAAAATCCTAATAGATGAGTAACAAAAATAAGTTTAACGTCTCTGTGCTTTCTAGATAATATTTTTAGTTCATCTAGATCATAACTATAATTCTGCATATTTACATCACAAAATACTGGAGACAAACCTAATTGCATAGCAGGTGATACATTAGTCATCCAAGTACATGCTGGAAGAATAATTTTATCTCCAGGTTTGATTCCATACTTTTCCATTACTGCAGCTACTAATAAAAAATTAGCAGTGCTTCCACTAGAAACATATAGTGAATCTATTTTCTTGTCGGGAGCTAACCAATTGTTCCATTCATTCTCAAATTCTTTTAAATTTTCGCCATATGTAAATCTTTTAGCAGTGAGGCAGAAATAAGCCATTTTAAGTCTATCACCTAAAGTAATAGACTCACCCATTAAAGGCCATTTCTTTCTCATAGTTTATTTTCCTTATACCATGTTATAGTTTTAATTAAGCCTTCTCTTAAACTTGTACTAGCTTTCCAACCTAGATTATTTATTCTAGAAACATCCAATACTTTCCTAGGTGTACCATTGGGCTTACTCGTATCCCATACTATTTCACCTTTGAACTCTGTAAGTTCTGCTATTAGTATAGCTAAATCGCGTATGGTAACATCTTCGCCTGTACCAAGATTAATTGTATCAGTTTGATTATAATGATTCATCAAGAATAAACATGCATCTGCCATGTCATCCACATATAAAAATTCTCGCATCGGAGATCCGTCACCAAAACAAACTACCTTATCTTTTGCAGCAAGAAACTTATTAATTAATCCGGGGATAACATGACTAGATTCGAGATCAAAATTATCTTTAGGACCGTATAGATTAGTGGGCATACAAGAAATAAAATTAGTATTATGTTGCTTATTATATGCTTGACACATCTTTAGTCCAGCAATCTTGGCTAGAGCATAACATTCATTAGTAGGTTCCAAATAACTAGATAATAATTGATCTTCAGTAATCGGTTGTTTAGCAAGCCTTGGATATATACACGATGAACCTAAAAACAATAATTTTTTCACGCCATAATTATATGCTGCATCTATTACATTATTCTGAATCATAAGATTAGTATAAATGTAATCAGCTGGTCGTAAACTATTATCTAAAATTCCACCTACCTTGGCTGCTGCAAGAAATACATATTCTGGTCTATTCCAATTAAAAAATCTTTCTACCTCAGCCCTATTAATAAGATTAGTTGCCCGTCTATCTGTTTTAATAATGTGTTGATATCCATGATTTTCTAATGTTTTCATTATTGCCGATCCAACTAATCCATTATGGCCTGCAACATATATTCTAGAATTTTTATTCATCAATTATCCTTAAAACACATTTCATCTATTAAACTATCAAAGTTATATTTAGGCGTCCATCCTAATTTGGTTCTGGCCTTTGTTGAATCTCCAAGTAATGTTTCTACCTCAGCAGGACGAAAATATTTCTTATCTACCTTTATAATTACTTCACCCGTGATGCTATTGATACCTTTTTCATCCAATCCTTGTCCTTCCCAAACTAGATTGATACCAAAATAAGGTGCGCATTTTTCAGCAAATTGTCTCACAGAATATTGTTCACCCGTAGCAATAACATAATCTTCAGGAGTATCTTGTTGTAACATTAAGTGCATTGCTTCCACATAATCTTTAGCATGGCCCCAATCTCTTAGTGCATTCAAATTGCCAAGATATAGACAATTCTGTTTTCCTTTAGAAATATTTTTTAGTCCATTAACAATCTTCTTGGTAACAAAAGTATCACCGCGCCTAGGAGATTCATGATTAAATAGTATACCGGAACAAGCATACATATTATATGCTTCTCTATAATTTTTTATTATCCAATACGCATATAATTTTGCTACCCCATAAGGAGATCTAGGATAAAAGGGTGTGGTTTCTGTCTGGGGAGTTTCCTGAACTAGTCCATAGAGTTCAGACGTAGATGCTTGATATACTCTAGTATGATTCTCAAGATTTAACTGTCGAAGAGCTTCTAATATTCTAAGAGTGCCTAATGCATCTACTTGACCTGTGTATTCAGGAGTTTCAAATGAAACTTTAACATGACTTTGTGCTGCCAAGTTGTATATTTCATCATATTCACTTTTAAGTAGATTTATAAGTGATAGAGAATCTGTAACATCTCCATAATGTAGAAATAGATTTTTATTGTTATAGATATGGTCTATTCTTTTAGTATTAATACTTGAAGAACGTCTAACTACTCCATGAACCTGGTAACCCTTATCTAAGAGCAGTTCGGCAAGATAAGAACCATCTTGCCCAGTTATACCCGTAATCAAAGCTTTTTTCATATTTTTCAAAACTTTCTATCGTAATCTAATTGTAACCATCTATTATTATTCCAAAAACAATTGACCTGTGTCTCATGCTTGATCATAATATTATGAAATACTAATCTAGCCAAAGTTTGATCTGTCATACTATCAACCAAATTATGAAAGAAACTACCTACAGTATGTATTTCCTTCGCCTCTTTTATAAGATCAACAAAGTCAAAAATATTATTAGTAATACCAGGTTTTATTTCAATAACTGATAAATCACTAAAAGGCGATTCCGCATTCATATCAATAGGATAACCGATAGAGGCCTGACTACTTGTATTATGTACCAATCTAAAATCTTTGCCTTTAGTAAGATCCATTAAAATTTCTTTTGATATTTTGGTACTGCTAGGTATTCTACATTTAGTATATCTAATAGAAAAATGCATGCCAGCCAATTCATAGAATTGCCTATCAAAATTAACTGCAGTATTTACTCTTATTAAATTACCATCTTTGTCCAAAACTAATCTGCGAGGATAGAATAGATAAGGATCAGCTATGGATATCAATTCTGAATTAGTATTTTTCGCTAGTTCAGCAATTTTATCTCTTTGATAAAGATTAATATCTTTATCCTCGAACGCTACTGTTTCAATATTATTATAACCATTATATAATGCTTGTAAGGACTCCTTAAACATATTCAAATGAATAACATATACTTTGTCATATCTTTCAGCGAAAGAATGCACCATTCCATTAGTTATAAGATGATCTCCTAAACCAGTATGAGTATGTAATACTAAGCTATTCATTTGATACCATACTTATCACAAAGTTCTGCTGGGACACAAAGCATATTCTGCCAATCAACTACAATGTATTTGTAATTTTGTACACTCTGCAGTTCTTTCTTGATATTATCCTCTCCCGCCATATTATATTCTATCCATATAATCGGGCGATATTTCGATATTGTATTGATCCCACCTCTTAATGCTTGACATTCATATCCCTCCACGTCTAACTTTAAAAATTCTAAAGAAGGCAAATCCATAGAATCAAGAGTAATGACATCAACAGTTTTGTTACTTAAATACTTATGTTCTTGTATAGACACATCTTCAGATATAGTAACCATACCAAAATCTTTTCTGTCACTATAATCGACATCTGATAATTGAGCAGTAGTTTTAGAATCACCTAAACCAAGATTCTTAACAAATACATTTTCTAATTCATTTAAAGCACAAGAGCCGCAAAGGGCATAATAAATTTGCCTTTGCGGTTCGAATGAGATAACTTTGCCGCCTCGATTCTTCAATGCCTGGGCAACAGGTATAGTAAAGAATCCCATATTAGCACCACCGTCAACAACTATAGAATTGTCTGGTAACTTGGAAATGAAATACAAAATAGTTTGTAGTTCATCTTCAATATGAGTCTTGCCTGTACGCAGCATAACTGATGCTGGGTCTGGAGTCGGTGGTCCGGGGGTATAATGTCTGGGTATTATAAATCTGCCATACATTGAATCCATTACAACAAAGTTATCAAGTATAAACATACATCTCCTTAGAACGGAATTTCTTCCTCAATATTCACTTTAGGTTCAGTTTCTTGTTTTACTTCACCTGGCGGCAGATCCATTTTCTGATAAAGATCAAGGAAAGCAGATTTAGTATCAGAGTCAAAACGATTGATACATAGATTAATTGCTTTCTGCCTATCCTTAAAAACAGAATAAGCCTTTACAATATGGACTAGACGTCTTGTAGAAACTATCTCATCTATAGCACCTTCAGTAAATGTCTTACGAATAATCTCAGCCCAATTAACTAACTTGTCTGCAAAATCTTCGTCAGCGCACTCCAATGCTTCCATGTTATTTATAATAATTTTCTTTTCAATAACAGAGGTCGGATACTCTTGTTCTACAGTAACAGGGAAGCGCTCTAAGAAAGCCTCATCAAGAATTTGTGCTGCAATATACTTGCCGTCATCTGTACCTCGACCCTTAGTATTAGCTGTAGCAATAACATTGAATCCAGGAGCACCTGCTACAACTTCACCTGTTTTCTTAATAAAATAAGGCTTACCTTCCAAGATACCTTGAATACACATTAGCTTATTACTGCCTCGATCGATTTCGTCGATCAACAGAATAGCACCACGTCGCATTGCAGTAATGACAGGACCTTCGCGAAAGGTTACATTGCCATCAATTAGAGTAGAACCACCTACAAGATCATCCTCATCTGTTTCAATACTAACATTGACTCGAATACACTCTCGTTTCAACTTGGCACATACTTGTTCTACCATAGTGGTCTTACCATTACCTGTTAGACCAGTAATGAATAAAGGATAGAATTGTTTTGACTTGATAATTGATTCTAAGTCTTTGAAGAATCCAAATGGGACATAAGTCTCATCTTTATTTGGAATAAGATCACCTACTTCTGTAAGTAATTTCTTTTGACGCAAAGGCACAACTTGTGCCTGCATAGCAATAGCCGCATTCTGTTCCACCATAGCAACTTCTTTTGGTGCCACTTCATTTACTCCAGAAAGAGAGATAAGACCTTTATCTAAACGATACTCAGAACCATTGACTAACCAATTGGGAATAGCCATAGATTTGTCTTTAAAATGCGCGATTAAATTCTTGCGAGTGATGGTTGATCCGAAAACATCTCGAAGATCAGATACAATTTTAGCTTTCTGTGAATCAGTCAATTTCATAATAAACACTCCACGTTGTACATATCTAATTATAAATTAATTTGAATAAAAGGTCAAGCAATCTGTTCAATAAACTTGTTCAAAAGAATACGATTCAACACCTTATTCTTTTGATTACTTACAAAGGCCTTTAATAATTCCCGTTTATTAAAATCATCTTTTACATCAATCTTGGACTCTTGTACTTCTAGATCCTTACCAAGAACGATGAAATACTTATCATATCCAGTGTTATCCATACCGAAATACTTGTTCTTTCTAGCAAACTTAAGTGCCTGCTCAATATCCACATGCTGACCATATGATTGAGCCATTGAGTAAATAGTGCTCTTCATGGATCTACCACTTATAAAATACCCAACCAAATTAGTATTAGTCTTAGCTTTCAACATTTTTAACAGAGCAATGGCCATAGGTTCGTTTGGTTTGGATGTAACAGTTGTTCCAGTAGCAACATCTTTAAGCACAACATTGTATAATTTAGAACCTGCTTCAGAGACAAAACTTTTGTAAAGCCCGTTATCCCACGCGCATCTAGTTTCAGACCCATCACCGTCAGTTAAAAATATAGTGTTCGCCACATCTAATTTATTAGCAGCTTTAAACTTTTCAATAAAATAGGTAGCCAATACAATGGATTCATCCAATGGAGTACCATGTAAAGTCAAATACTTCGGAACTGAATTAGTCCTTAATGATCTTGAGTATCTATGTTCATATGATGAGAAATCTGAATCGTCATATGCTGCGCCAAGTTGCAATAATCTATGCTGAGCATTTCTATACTCTACTTTACTCATTCTATTTGATAACAGATTCATTAGGTAAACATTGTGTCCTTCAAATGCTATTTCCTTATGACGTTTAGAAAATTTATTTTTTCTAAACGACATGTCTTCTGTCCCATATTTCAACTTTCTAAGAAATGAATTATCGGAAAAGGCGAACACTTCAAAAGGAATAGATACCTTTTTACAGAAATCGGCCAGAATCAAAGTTTGTTCAATAGTATTGGTAATATTATTAACCATAGAACCAGACCAATCTACATACATTACCATACCATGATTCTTACCATTAGGTAACTTAGTAACACGTTTGAAAAGATCCTCTTTTAACTTGTATGACCATACTTTATTAGTATCAAGTTCACCCGTTTTAGATACACTAGCACGCATATATTGGCTAGCATTTCTTTTCAACTCAAACTCTTTTACCAAGTACATAATGAATTTCATGTTCTTTTCTTTGTATTCGTTGTATAGCCGACCTTTATCGAATACCATTTTTTCTTTTTCTGTAAAATCTCGTTGCCCATTAAAATGTTTAACAACGTACTCAGAATAATTATCCCACACAGAAAAATCACATCCATTGTATAATACTTTATGATCTATAATAGCATCATCCAAATTTGCTGTGGGTAGGTTCACATAAACATATGGATGCAAATCATTGGATAGAAGAGATGCTTCGTTTTCTCGGAATGCTTTATCGGTATGAGATTGAGGATCGTATTCATCTCCAGATCTACTACCCTTACTACCTAGTTTGTTATTGCTGCGCTCATCACTTTCATCATCTTCTGATTCGCCGAATCCATTTTCTTCATAATCAAGATCGTCAAACTCAGTAGTAGGATTCTCCTTATGATACGTATACAATTCTTCAGCCAAGTTATATACATCTTCCCACGTATCTAATTTTTCCATTCTATCTACGTAGGTTTTCTCATTTGATTCAAAGGGCACGTTAAGTAACGATCCAATTTTAAAATGCAAATTAAGGCGATCAATTAAAGACAAAGTAGCAACTCGATCCTCATCTACTCCAAAGAAATTGGAGTCAAATAATTCTCGATATCCTCGATAAAAAGGAGCCCGAAGACCCGGATAACGATTCTTAATTTTCTTTTCAATACGAGCATCTTCTACGACATTAAGAAAAGACTTAAATCCCCTTCCCTTTTTCTCGATAGCAGTATGCCAGCCCTGTGGAGGAGTTTCCCATGCGTGTCCAACTTCATGACCTACTAAAAGATCATAAATGTCTACAGACATTTCTTTCCAAATAGGTAGAGTCAACACTCGATTTACCGGATCGAATGATGCTGTATGTGTTTTCTTATGTTCTACGATGAGATTTTCTTGAGCTAGCAATTTTGCTAGAATTGACTTTGGATTGGCAATATTAGATAAAGACATATGTTCTCCTCACTATATGCCTTATTATATATTAGATAGTATTCGGTGTCAATACTTTTCTAAGAATTATGCTAAAAATAAGTATTTTGAAAATCAACGACTTACTGGGGTGGTCTAGTAATTGCTAAAATTTTGGCTATCTGAGCATCAATAATTGGCTCTCTATTAGGCCACTTGATAGTATCTTTGGTTGGATTTTTTTTCAGATTCATAAGAAGAGGTAATATAAGACCTTCTAACTTTTTTAGTTTCTCGGAAGATTCTTTATCTACTAATACTTTATATGAATCGATATCAAAAGTGTTTCCGGCACTAGCTTTAATAATTTCTTCTAATGCGTCAATCTTAACATAAATTTCGTTAACTATTTTTTTGATTTTATCTAGTTCATCGTTTACCGGTTGAACAATTTCTTGAACTGGTTTTTCAGCTAATGGTTCCTCAGAATCTACAGCTGTGAAACCAAAGTCAAAATTATCATACTCATTCGGATTTGGTTGACTCATTAAGTGCCTCTACCATAGTTTTTACTGCATGTTTTTTAATTATTTTCTTTTTTAGATTAACAAATCTTTTCTTTGCAAGATCCAACTTCAATTTAGAAATATTCTCAGTAAAATTTTTACCTTCCATATGATCATACTCATGCTGAAAAACTCTAGCAGTCAAACCAATTAATTCCTCTTCTATAAAGTCACCATTTTTATTTTGATATCTAACCTTTATAGCCTTTGGTCTAGTAATATTTAAAACCAATCCAGGATAAGTTAAGCAACCTTCTCGTAATGATTCAGTTGCTTTATTGTATTCTATAATTTCAGGATTGAATACTGCTATAGGTATTTCTGCCCCCATAATAAACATACGTCTATCTATACCCACCTGATTAGCACTTAGTCCTACTCCACCTAGCTCTTTCATTCTAGCAAACAAGACGTTAATAAGATTTTGAGGATCACCATCTTCCTCGAAGGAATAAGGATCTGGTCTTTTATGCAACAATGGATCGCTTGGTTCGAGTAAATTTAGCTTATCACGTCTTACAATTAACATTATGCTATCCTAGAAAAGTTTTGATATTTCTCAAATTTTATCTGATTCTTAAATTTATCAAGTAATTGATCTCCTTTGTGAGAGATTACAAATACATTTACATCTTCACCAATAGTGTTTAATAAAGTCATTACAAATTCTGTACCATTAGAATCAAGACTAGAATCAAAAACTTCATCCAATAAAAGCAAATTAGTAGCTGCACTATTTTTCATCTTTGCTATAGTACGCCAAGTAAATAATAAAGCCAAATCTATTCTTTGTTTTTCTCCTTCACTAAATGAAGCATAACTAAAGTCGTCTCTATGTCTTGATTTAATTATTTCGTTGAAGGCTTCATCTAATTCAAATGAAACAAAGAAGTCCATTGCTGTGAGATATTTATTTACCAACTTATTAATAACAGGTAAGTATTGTTTTATAATACGAGTTTTGATCCCAGTATCTTTGAGTAACGTAGAAGCGGCGTCAAGATAATACGAGTTTTCTTTGAGTTTACTTTTATCTTCCGACGCATGTATAACTTCTTTGGCAAGTATTTTGAGTGTTCCCTTTGCGATAGCCAAAACGTCCTCTGAACTAGTTTCAGGTGTTGTTTCTGTCTGTATCGCTTTGATATAGGTTTGCTGGGCAATAATTTTTCCGTTACATTCTGTAATCTTATTTTGTAGATCGACAATTTGCTGTTTGATTTCAATAATTGCGTTAGCTCTAGTTTCAATTTCTTGCATTTTGTTTTAGAGCGAATCAACTGCATTACTGATTTCTTCTTTTTTATGTGTGTGTTTGCCGATTGTAGAAGTTTTAAGTTCTGTAGATATATCTTGAGCACAAGTCGGGCATGAGTCATGTTCTTCGTAGAATAGGATATCACTTTCAACTTTTTTAATTCTTGTCTGTAATGACTTGTAAAGAGTTGCCATCTCAGTTCGCTTGGTAGAGATCTCAGCATCATCTTTAACTGAATCCGCGAGAGAGTTGTATTGTCCTGTGAGGCTTCTACTCTTCTCTTCAAGAGATTTGATATCGTCATTAGCCTTATCGATCTTTGCTTGTATATCATCATTTCTTTTCTTCTGATCGTCTTCAAGTTGTTTGATATAATCCTGTTGAAGCTTTACCTTTTGTTTACCTATTTCTATTTGAGTATCAATTTCTCGTATTTTTTCTTTCATATCGGTAATACGAGTTTTTAATAAAGTATTCATCACACTAAATATTTGGATATCTAAAATATCCTCGATGACTTCTCGTCTAATTCCTTGTGCCAACTGCATAAAGGGAGTGAATGAAGCTGAACCAAGTATAACTATTTGAGTAAAAGATTTATAATTAAGTTTTAGAATCTTATCCTCAAAATACTTTTGATAATCTTTTACTGCAGCATCTTGATTAATGATGACATTATCCTGATATATCTCAAATATACCAGGTCTCATACCTCGTATAACTTTATATTCTTTTTTACCAATACGAAATTCAATTTCTACAGTACAATTCTTTTGATTAATAGAATTGACAAGTTGTGGTTTATTTATGTTTCGAAATGCTTTACCAAATAATCCAAAACAAATAGCATCAAGAATGGTGCTTTTACCGGCACCATTTTCGCCTATAACTAGTGTTGTTGGGTTTTTATCTAATTCAACTACCGTAAACTGATTTCCTGTCGATAAAAAATTTCGCCAGCGAATAGTACGAAAATAAATCATGTTTCCTCATAATCATGTGCTTCTACGTAAAGTTCTCTAAGAAGATTTTTTAATTTTTGTTTATCCGCATCAGTTTCTAAACCATCGACATATTCAGATAACAATGTCATTGTATCCTCTAGATTAAGATTATCATCCACAGCTGAGCTTTCAAACTCAGACATGTCCTCAATAATCTTTACTTCAGCGGGATTTATTTTATAAAGATTGTCTACTAAGGTGTCAAACTTAGTAAAATCAGATTTGTTTACTACTATGATCTTTACAAATTTATCTTCAAAATTAGCATAATCTATATTTTGTTCTTCAGCATCATTATAATAAAATTTCTCAAACATCGAATAAGGATTTTTCACAAATTCAACTTCGTTTGAATCTAAGTCTAAGATATAAAAGCCCTTTGAATCATTATAATCAGACCAGGTAAGTTCATAAGGAGTACCAAGATAAGTGATATTACCTTTAGTTGATGCAGTATGGTAATGCCCACTGTATACATGATTATAATTACTTAAGAACTTTCCGTCAATACCATCATGATTAGGAACACCTTTCATCATTTCGAAACCCGATAATTCAAAATGACCCATACAAATTTTAGATTTGGATTTGTTTACAAACTCAAAAACACTTTGTTCGTTTTCCTTGCATATCCAAGGAATAATATCTATTGATACTCCACCATTTCTTATTGTGGTTGGATGCTTAATAATGTCTATATAATTGTAATTTTCTAGTAGCAACTCTGGAGAATTAACTGATAAACTTTCCTTCCAGAATATATCATGATTACCTAGTAAAGTTATTAATCTTAGACCTCTATTTTCAATTCTATCAAAGAAGTATTTTTTAGATTCAGATAGAGTTAAAAAATTTATATATTTTCTTCTATCAAATAAATCTCCTAATTGAATAATGTACTCAATTTTGTTCTGATCTATATAATCAAAAAACAGATCATAAAATTTCTTAAAATAGCTATGGAAAGTTTTAGAGTCGTTTCTTGCGCCAAGATGAGTATCGCCGAGTAAACATATTTTCATCTTTTTTTCCAATGATAAAATACTTGTACGAAATGCTCACCGGTAAAAGATGCTCTAAATGGTTCTCTCCAATGGGGGATATCTCTTGTACAACAAGCACCGTCTCCCTTGTTTGTAACCACTGTAGTATAATCTTGCATAAAATCTTTGAGAAGGTTATACGAATCAGAATTACCAACGTAACATTCTGGACCAAAATTATTAAAATCTAAAGACTTTTTAGAAAATAAAATCGGCCAAGGATTACTAGGATTACTATGGACATTTACGGTTAATGTTAAATCCAAACCTTCTCTGTCCACATGAGGATTCAAAATACCACCATCTGGGTACACTCTAGTATACGAATGTGTAAACATATATTCTTTACCAAAATCATTCAAAACTTTTTTATTTATTTCATCTATTTCTAAATATGTTTCATCAAGACCATAAAAACCAAATGATCTAAAATTTGTCGCATGTGTTTGACTTTCGTATAGGTCACTATTCAATTCACCGTTTCTTAATACTACCAATGACATAAATTTTTCATATATTTTATTGGCTGTATTGATAGATATAATATTCTTATAAATTTTTAACATTAGTTAAACAAGTCCTCGTTCCATTCTCTATGACCTTCTCTAAAAGCCATATTACTTTGTGTTTCTCTCACTTCAACACGATAGCACCAAAGTCTTTCTGCTTCCCCGGGTCCCCACATATCTGGGATATAAACACCGTTCACATACTTGTATAACATATCAGCTAGGCCTTCACACCCTAGTCTAGGTAAAATAGTTAATTTAGCTAGATTCTTTTCTTGCAATAGTTTAAATGTTTCAATCTCTGGATCATCTTGAGCTACTAATAATGTATGATCAAATTGATCTTCGAGTATTTTCTTCAACTCTTTTAGTCCACCATAATCAGCTGCCCAATTTCTAACATCTAAATAGTCTGTGCCGAAATAAAATTTCATTGAGAAACTATAACCATGAATTAAATTACAATGACTATCCGCTCGCCATTGTCTATATGCGCATGGGAATGAATCGTGGTATTCTTTTGTGCTGGTATATTTGTAAGGTCTTGATAAATTGATAAAAGCCATCTCTTGCCTCTTTGAGTAAGTTTGATGACACGCAGAATTTATAAAGCGGGATGAGCGTCTTAAGACCGCTTATTATTTATTAAGGATTTATAAGTTTCACTGTTGTACCACTTATTAAGATGTTCAACAATCATAGGCATAGTTCGCCAAGCTTTCCATCCAGTATCTAATTGAAATTTAGAAGGATTTGCTATAAGCACAGCAGGATCTCCTTCTCTTGCAGGACAAATATTTACTTGTATCTTAGTGTTTAAATTATTTTCTATATACTGTATACATTCTAAATTAGAGAGACCTCGAAAAGATCCAAGATTATATATCCCCGTAATGTCTTTCTCTACTGCTTTTATATGCGCATCTGCGATATCCACTACATGCACATAATCCCTTATACAAGTTTTATCTTTGGTATTATATTGTGTTCCATATAAATCAAAAGATTTATTATTTTGCCCTGCATCAAATAACTTTGCTAGTATATGAGAAGCACCTGGTTCCTGCCCATGCGCAGCATCAATATCTGCTCCACATGCATTAAAATATCTGAGAGATACAAATTTAAGATTGTAAGCATTATTATACCATTTAAGTATTTTTTCTACCATTAGTTTAGTCTCTCCGTAGGGAGAAATAGGTAGAGTATCATTATATTCGCTGTACGGGTTATTACTCCAATTACCATATACTCCAGCACTACTACTAAAAATAAATTTAGTTGCCGGTATTTCATCTTTAATAAAATTTAATAACCTATTCGTTCTTGCTACATTATTATCAAAGTATATGCCCGGATAGGCAAAACTTGGCCCAACTAAACTTGTGCCGGCACAATGAATTATACTGGCAGGCCTACTTCTTTTTATAGTAAGGAAAGCTTCGTAATCAGTAAAATCAGTACATATAAAATCATTAAAATATTTTTTTAAATGACTTGTATATCTTCTATCTATACCAATGACTTTATATCCTTTTTTCTTTAATTCTATACACGTGATGCCACCAATGAAACCGGCAGCACCTGTTACTACTACTGTATCAGTATTTAGATTCTGTGACATGATTACGATACCTAATTCCGCCTCTATACCATTGACTCGATTCTCCTAACATGATATCCAAACATCTATCAATAGTGCCATTTGTCCAATCAGATAATTTGCCAAGATTTTGTCTTGGTGAATTTAACAACTTAACAAGCTTAGTATCAGCATCTACAGTAGACCATGGAATATATAGACATTCTGCATCATTGGCAAATGACTCAGGGAAAGAACGATACGCCGGATATAAACAATTAGTACCCAGTGCATCTGCTTCCGATGCTGTATTAGACACCCAGTCTTGTAGAGCACAATTAAATAACACTCGAGAATCAGCTAAAATTTCATAATACTCATTCTTTTTCAAATTCTCATGGATAGTCAACATGCCTTTTTCTTGAAGCATTCTGGCTCGTTGCAAAATTAATTCATCATTACTACGTAAAGGTCCACCTGACAGTACACAAAACTCTATATCATGATATGGCTTAAGCCTTTCAACCATATCCATATAGAAGTTAGGTTGTTTTTCTTGATCAAATCTCGCAGCAAAACAAACTTGTCTTTTACGATCATGAAAGTCTTTCCTATTAGGTACTCTTGATTGGACTTCTTCTTTACCAAAAGCTAGACCAGAAATATTATAGATTGGAACATTCCAACCTGCAATTTTCATATGAGCGACCATTTCTTCATTTGATGCCAGTACACCTTTTACGAATACGTTGACCATATGCTCATACTTCGACATCCATTCTTCCATATGCCATACATGAAGAAAGTCATCAGGATCAATAGTTTGAGCTAGACATCTTACCCAGATGTTAGGGCAATATTCTGGAGTAGTTTGATCCATGATATAGGGTAGTACTTCCATTCCAGGAGTAAACATATCCTCAAAGAAAATAGTATCTTCCCAAGTTATTTCGCCTGCTTTCATCTTCGCCACAAGTTTAGCCATCTGTGTCAAAGAATAGTAGCTGCGACCATGAGCATCTAATACTTGCCCAGTCACAATAGACTTAGATGAGTCTAGTAGTTCCCCATGAATTACCTCATACTCAACACCTCGACGCTTAAATACTTCTTCACTCCAGTGTTGAAGTTGTAATGTGTAACGGCCTTCGTATGGCTCCAGCCCCATATAATATAGCTTACCCATTATTACCCCGGAAAATATGTTACAATACCGTCTGACTCACCATCCTCTGATACAACAATCTCATAAAATCTTTCACCATACTTTGGAATAAGATGTTGCTCAAGAATATCAGTAGCAATCATTTCACATGATTTATGATTCATATTGCCACCTTGGATAAAATCTTGTAGTGCCCATTTAACTAAAAAGAATTCCAATTCTCTATCAAGATGAGATACCGAAATTTTCACCTCAACTTTAAACATATGCCTATGTTCATTTTCAAGAAAAGCTATTCGAGAATCAATTTGACTAGCAATAGGATAACGATGATATCCTTCAAATTCTGTTCGAATCTTGATGAATGTTTCTGTTCTTGGTCTTACGTCTTGTTTAATACTCATGCAAATAAATCCTCTAGTGAAGCTGGTGGTTTGTCAATAACTGATTCCGAATCCATATGTTTTCCAACATGCTTTTCCCAGTGTAGAAAATCATCTAAATTCTTAACATCAAATAATGTAGCATATTCGTTTTCGCAATCTTTATCTCTAGCAAATCTTAAAAATTGTTCTTTAGATTGAGTAAGTTCTGAAACATCTTTAGTGAAATTATGAACATTAGTAAGAATAAAAGCCAATCTTGCTCTCATGATATCAATAAATTTACCGCCTGTTTCAAGATAAGCAGTTACCTGATAGTTCATTAACTTATGATATTCTTCAGGGGAATACTCTGTTCCACACACCGAATTTATTTCCTCGGTAACTGTTCTATAGATATTCGAGTATTCACGTCCCATCTTAACCGATGTGCCTCCATAAGCAGATCCCGGTGACTTTTTATAGTGTGAGAAGTAGAATAAACCATTATCAAGAGACATAGAATGAGTAGTAGAATCATAAGAGATATCAATGCCATCATACAATCCCGTTTGGCTAAATAAAAGATACGGAAGCATTCGACGTAATGCTCCAACCCCCAATACGTGTAGATGAAAAGGTCTACTGAAAGGCATAAGAGTAACGTAAAATGCTCTCTTTACATCTTCTAACTGACCCATACCTAGGGCCGCTGATCCCATGGCTACACCACCAATCCTATTCTGTAATGGTTCTGAGACTTCTCGAAGAATTGTTTCTGCCCAATGCTGATAAGTCTGATGAGATGCCCCGTGCATAATTACAAAGGGTCTGCAGTCTGATTTTAACTCTGCAAATTTTTCAATTTGTGCTCGAACATTTTTTCCAGTTTGTGTAGCATACGCCTCAAAATTTTCTCTGTCAAAATATCTGCGCTTGGTATCAATTTTCGATGATTTACCATCCTGTGTAGCTTTTACAGGGATCTCATCAAATGCCATACCAATATCAGCATACGTTCCTTGATTAGTATAAACTTTATCTCTAAGTTCAGGAGTATTCTTTAGTCCTCTAGTAATAATCTGCAATCCACCTGAATCAGCATGAATCTGTTTTACCGCAGGCCTATACTTTTGTAACTTAGGGCCAAAATTCTTTTCTGTAAATCCATTATATAGTAATGAAAAGGTATGATTATTTTGATTATGGCAAGTCTTCAAAATCATACTTTTAATCATATTAAGTGTCTCAGGATCATTACATTGTTCTGCGCCGAGTCGCAGATATGCAGGTCCTGAAATCACGTATTCAAATATTTTACTCATGCAAATAAATCCTCTAGACTAGAATTATTACTAGTCTTTTCATTAGGAACAAAGTGTTTTTCTTTAGATAGATAAGTGTTGTCATCAGTATAGATTATATTGAATTTGTGCTTGTTTGTCAATACACTTTTAATATCGTCGATAGCCAAATCCTTTCTATTTAACCCTTTTATGAAATCCTTGTAGCAAACAGTGTATTCTTGATTTATTCTAGCTTTGTCACTATCAGATTTAACAGGGGTAAACTTATCAAACTCATCTATCCATTTGGTTATACCATTCGCATTATCATTAATAATTTTATCTAATACTCTAGTTTGATATTGGTAACTACCATCTTCCATAATATCATATAATCTTTTTATATTCTCCACTGCATCTTTTTTGGTTGTTGGGATATAAAAATCAGTTGGAAAATTTTTAATCCAACTCATATTTTCAAGAACAACGGTTGGCATATGTCCTGCTGTTTCGTAAAACGCTAATCCAAAAGACTCTCTTATTGCAGGATTGTATGCTACTCTTGCAGACGTTAAAAAGTCTACTTTTTCTTTTCCATAGACGCCAATCTTTATTTCAAACTCTGCACCTATTTCATTTAAGGCCTGTTCAAATTTTTTGGCACCATTAGAATTGGTAATAATTTTTGCCGGCAATTTTGTTTCTTGAATTACTCGAATAAATTCTTCTGGATTCTTTCTTGGTTCCCATCTACCAATCCATAAAACACCCTTACGAGGTTTTACGTGTTTATCTAATAATGTTTTCTCTGGCATTGGAATAGGAAGTAGATTAGCATTTATTCTATTAAGAATAAGTTCATCCAAATTACGGGATGTTTGTGTGCCTACTGTAATATTAGAACAACGAAGTAATACATTGAAGAAGTCATTGAAGGAGAAACTAAACTCGTTCTTCCATGTTCTATCATCTAAAAATACCATACTTTCATTATGAGTATAATAAATTATCTGAATAGATTTTTGTAGACTTAAGGAATGTACTGCAGGAAACGATTCAAGTGTGTTACAGATTATAGTGTCATATAAATTAGTATTTAGAGCCTGCATCATAGCATCTCTAAAATTAATCATCTTTTCAAAATTGTAAGAATCTTCAAACATAAAGATTTTACTATGTTTACTATAAGTAACAGAATCCGACGGGTAAATAAACGAAGCACCAGATTCTTCAAGGCTTCTTTGAAAACCCAAATTAGAAGGGGCTTTATCACAGATAATGTCTACTTTAAATCCCAATGGAGTAAAAGTCTCGACGAAGCTTTTAGCAAATTGACCGAGACCTCCGTGGGGAATAGTATGTTGATCGCTAAGACAAAATGCTATTCGCTTACTATAAATCTTCATTTCATTTTATGTACGATATTGAAAAACTCTTGTTTTAATGATGGATCTTGTCTAAATGCGCCACGCATAACAGATGTTGTCATATCTGACTCATGTTCTTTAACACCTCTGTGTGTCATGCAATGATGCTCTGCTTGCATTAGAACTGCTACACCATCTGCACCAGTTTCTTTCTCGATAGCATCAGCAATTTGAATAGTCATCTCTTCTTGAATCTGAGGACGAGAAGCGATCCAATCTGTGATACGATTGAACTTACTAAGACCAATAACATTCTTGCCCGGGAATACACCAATGTATGCTTTACCGACAATGTTTTGAAAATGGTGAGCACAAGTCGATCTAATAGTAATAGGACCAGTGACATAAAGCTCATCATAATTACCAGCATTAGGAAATGCTGTAACTTTTGGAGGATTAGCATATCGACCTCTAAATGTTTCTTTAATAAACATCTTTGCTACACGACGAGCGGTATCTTGAGTATTGTGATCGTTAGCAGTATCAATAACTAATGAATATAATACTTGCTGAAATTTATCAGCAACCTCGTCTACTAATAATTCAATCTCGTCTTCACTATGAATAAATTCCGAAATATTATCATTAGCGAAAAATCTAGTCTGACCTTCTTCAATACGTTCTCGAATTACTTGACTCATTGGACGACCGAAAACTGCACATTCATATCCAGGATGATAAGGTGCTTCTTCAACTAATCTATCACTCATTATGTACCCCATTCATTTTTAAACAAAGGCACTTGAAGTCTATCACTGTAGCGCCAACCTTTCTTCATTGCCATCAATGCAACATTCTTGTTATTCATAGCATATACTGATTCTACTCCACCCACTGGCATCAAATAAACAGGACCAGTAAATCCATTGTCTTTATAGCATTCAACTGCCATTGCTGCCTCAGCCACATCTTTTTCATCTGCAACTACAAATTTAAGATAGGCATAACCATGTTCTTGATATTGCATCACAACATCTGGTTTAATTGCATCTTCCCATTTCTCTCCACTGACACTTAGCTTTGGGCTAACACTAAAAGTAAGGCGATCCCATCCTTTACGCCAATGTGTCTTTAGATATTCTGAAAATTCATTAGTTAGTTCTTGTGTTCCGTTTGTCTCGAACGTGATCTCTTGTAGATTGACCATATTGGGATGCGAGAGGAGACTAGGATACGCCCTTTGCCACCCAAGGAGTGGTTCGCCTCCTGTAATAACGAGATGTTCACTTGTCCACTTACCATGAGGTAGCATACGTAAAATGGCATCAACAATACCATTAATAGACAACAGAGGGCTAAGATGCTTGAACCTAACATCCCAACTAGCGTAACTGTCACAGCCTGTAGTAACCAAAGGCAAAGATTTATAATCTTTGTACTGATCCGCGTGTTGCGCAATGATTTCTCGTTCGTCACTCTTTTCTCCTCTGGGCATTCCAAACCCATCACAGGTAAAATTACAACCAAAGGTCCTGAGAAAAATTGAGGGAACGCCCATATAACGACCTTCCCCCTGAATTGAATAAAATAATTCTGATACTTTAATTTTTTGCATAGTATCTCCTTCGTATAATCCTCATATTATATAGTAAACTACTCATCTAAATCAAGAGCATTTGTAACACTTTCTTCAGCTAATTTGTTCTTTTTAGGAAAATGAATCACTCTTTTATCTAGATCAACTTGATCTAGTTGTTTCTTAACATATTCCATAAATTGATTATTAAATTCCTCATTGCCGTGTTCTTGAGAAATGATTTGATCGATATCAATGTTTTCAATCATCTTATATTTAGTTGCCTGCTGTTTCTTTTCTTTTTGAATTCTTCTAATAAAAGCGAAGTAAATAATCTGAGTATAATATGCAAATGGATTGGATGATTTACTTGGATCAAATTTGGCAACCGCTGTTAGGCAATTCTCAATACCGTCACTAATCATATCGTCTTTAAAAGTATAATTAATGAAATTGGATTTGTAGGACAAGTGTGTAGCAATCTTAATAAAACACTCGCCTATGTAATTAGGCACCTGAGGTTGAGGATTCCCTTCCTCTTGAGCTCTATCAACTAAATTTCTATATTCTATAAGGGCTTGCAAGAATTTTTTATTGTCCACATAATGAGATGACTGCGGTATCTCAGTGGATAGTTCTTGTTCCGGGGACAAGGATTGATCTTTCTTCTTGCTCTTCGATTTCTTCATTACTATTTCTTCCCAAGGTTGTTAAAATTTTTTCCACGAGTTGCTCTGCATCATCTATCTTCAATTTAGATTTTCCAGTCACATTAGAAGATTCAATAAAACTTTTATAATTTTCTTTGAAGTTTTCTTTGATGTCCACTGCAATTATAATCTGCTCTGTTGGGACTTCAAATATACTTTCATCACTTATAGAAATCCAAGGAGTCATAATAAAAGTTTCGGCAATAGACATGCCCTTAGGCATTCTAAAGGGTGTTACCAAAACTGGATCGCATATATGTATGCTTGCTTTACTTCTTAAATTTTGACAATCGTCATCTGTACAACAAACAATACTTTCACCATTTGATAACTTAAGAAGTTTATAGTGAAAAATAGATTCTTGTTTCATTTGATAGGAACCTTTACTAGTTTGTATTCAAAATGCTCATCATTATATATTTTAATTCTTTCTATCATATGAAGAAGAGTGTAATTCTTTTTATTCTTCCAAGACAAATCATCACCTATATCATATAAATTACACTTATCTTTATCTTCAGTCGTTCTCAACCCCCGTCCGATAGATTGTAGATTTCTAATTCTAGATTTAGAAGGAGAAGCAAAGATAATATTATGTAAATTTTTAATATTCACGCCAGTTGAGAATGTGCCATACGATGCCACTATTATAGCATTATTTTCTTTCTCTGTCAATTGTCTTACAAGTTCTCGTTGTTCTGCATCTGTCCCACCATAAACAAAAAATACTTGCCTATCTTGAGATTTAGTCGAAATCATGTCATATAACTGTTTACCATGTTTTTCCACATACTGAAATAAAACAAGAGTATTACCTTTTTGGTCTAAAGTTAAATTGCGTATAAAGATATTTCTTGGATTGTATTGAACAATAAAATCCATTTCCTCTTGATAATTAAATCCTTTTACTAATTTTCTTATCTCTTCTGAATATTGCAATATAATATTGTATATCTGCAGATCAGCGAGAGTTTTATCAGTCATCAATTTTTTTGTGGTTGTTACCTTATAGACAGAACCAAACAACCCCTCTAGTATTAGTTTATGTGTCTTTGTACCATCCAATGTGCCAGTAGTTCCTATTCTATAAGGCGTGGTAGTACATTTATTTAGAATACTAGTCAAGGATTTTGCCTTAAAAAGATGCGCCTCATCTCCATAAACTACTTGAAATTCAGTAAAAAAGTTTTTAGGTAGTTTATATATAGACTGCCAAGTACTAATGACAACACTATATTGATTTGATTTTTCATGTCCCCCATAAATTCTATGGCAATTTTCAGATGTTTTCCATTCATTCAATCCTGAGTAGTCTTGGAAATCTGAGTACATCTGCTCCACAAGACTTGTTGTAGGGACAAGTATAAGTTGTCGTCTTCCATATTTTTGATGCCATCTGATGAGGCAGTAAATAATAAGAGATTTTCCCGAACCAGTTGGCGATAATAATAAGCGTCTTCCGTTGACAATCGCTTGATAGACTGCATCTACCTGATACTCCCGTATTTGTATTTTTTCGCCTCTAGATGTAACATTCAATAAGTCGCAAAATTCTTTAACCTCATCTAATGTGACATTATCTGCAGTGTGTACATATTCAGAACAGTCTACAGTGTAATTACGTTCCTTAGCAAAATTCTCTACGTAGCCTTTCAATCCAACATAGAGTTCTTTCGTAAACATCGAAAGTAATCTAATTTTTCCGTCCCACATACGAGATTTGTACAATGGATGAAATTTAGCACCGGGAGCATCAAATGAAAAATGATCATTCAATTCCATTAATATACTAGGATCCGTATCTATATTTAGATAAACTTCATTCTTTTTTGTCAGTTTTATTATTGTCATTATATTTGCAATTTTTAAAATGGAAGGCAAACATGCCGGGCGATTGTTGTCCTTGTTTACCACAAATATCACATGTAATCATTGGACGAAGTTTAGCGCTATTTGACATTTTTTCTCGAACTTCTGGACGAGTTGCTGGATTAAGATTTCCACGCATTAAGAAATTTGGTTTTCCCTTTTTCGAATTACTTATTTTTTCTCGAAATGCGGGATTTTTCATAGCTTCTTTATATTTTTCACTATTATGACCACGCCTAGATAATTCTTTCTGTATATTTTTATCTGTAAACCCGCCGGTTGACCTACCTTTTTTCCAATCATCTGGGATATCATCTCCCTTATTGATATAACGATCTTTGGTACCATTAGTTATCCAAAATTTACCAGAAACAGTATCTCCTCCGGTGCCCTCTTCTGGTCTTAGATTAGCCCATTGGTCAGAGTTGACTATGTCCCATAATTCTGAATAAAATTTACCACGTTCTTTAAGTTCATTATGATTTTCTGTTTCAAATATTATTTCTGTCGTAATATCCTCACCATGAATTTTTAAATGCTTTAGCCAGTATTGGCCACTACCATTATACTTTATATAATTTTTTTGTTTAGTCATACAAAGATATTTTAATCCGGTAGTATTATGTGTTTTAACCATTAATTTATACATTTTTTCTCCGTCTTTATTTTTATTTATAAAAGATGGAGATTTAAGGTTATTCACATCATTCCGTTTGTGAATTTTGTCCATTCAATGGTATTTTTTATATCCCATGTTCTACTATTTAGTGATCTAATAATTGCTTCTAATTGATAAAGTACAGTCTTAAAATACTCTACCTTATCTTGTAAGGCAACTAAATCAGCATCACCCTGCAGAAATTCATCTATTTCATTTTTCAATGGTTTAGTTCCTTGCCATTGTGTCCAGCCTTCTTCTTCAAGTTCTGAACGAGACATCTCCCCTCTGTAATAACGATATTTCTTTCTTCTACAATTTAGATAATCTGATTCCGACTTTCTAAGATTCAGTCTTGTAGAAGAAAGATAATTAATATATTTAGCATGAAGTATAGGAGTGCGAGCTGATTCTTTGCCAAGATTCGTTTCATCAATCTTGCAATCCTCAGCCCACATCATCTGAAGATCACTTAATTTCATTATTTAAGGTTGTATTTGAATAATTTGTGCCGGATTACCCATAAAGTTAAATGTGCCATAATGATTCAAAGAAATACTCGGATCAAGCCAAATATCTCCACCAATATCCTGCCACCTACGACTGAAAGTATAATCCTCAGATAAATATCTTTTATCTTTTGGATCAATCATAGTATCGAACATAGCATAAAAATAATCTTGTAATTCTGGTCCAGTATTTAGATCATTGTTATATTTCAATTCAGGATATGCTTGAATCATTTTATCAATAGCTTCTCTTTTGATCATCATGAATCCAGTTGCTCCATCATGTAATCTAATTAAGCCATTTTCAATTGCAATTTGCTTGGCATCACGATTGATAAACTTAAAATTGATTGCGTAATCAGAACCAAATGCTGCTACTTGATTTGCTGAAAATTCCTTAGTAGGTTCTCCTCGTACGGAATCTCTAATACGATCCCAATTTACTCCCTTTTTAGGATAAGCACCTACTACTACCTCTTTATTATGTGCTACAAGTTTAAGTACATCCTCTACCTGAAATTCAATATCTGCGTCAATAAACATTAAACGAGTAAAATTGCTCTGTAGAAAATATGCTAATAGTACATTTCTTGCTCTCGTAACTAATGATTCATTTGCAATAGTACCAAACGCCAATGGGATTTGATGTTGATTACAAAATGTTAGTAACTTAATTACCGAACGAAAATATGCTTCATTTAACATTCCACCATAACAAGGTGTTGCTACAAAGATTCTTTCTTTTCGTAGATCATCAAGACGAATCTCTAATTTCCCTGAGGTATTCAAAGGCTGTTCTGTTTGTGTTTGTAAGGTAGGCGGTTTGATTGCTGTAGGATCCAATTTTATTGCCATAATAACTCCAAAATATTAAAGTTGTTCTACTTCAAATAATTTATATTTGAATGCTGCTATTGCTGTGAAGTATTCTACTGTTTGAGATGCTATTTCAAAATCCAAGGCTTCTAATGAGACTGGGAATAACTCTTTGAATATTATATTAGTTTTAGGATTGTTTGTCGAGTCTAAAATAGTTAAAATTCCATCCGAGTAAGCCAAAGCTGTGGTCTGACCTGCAGAGTTTACTACAAATGGAAATCTGTTCATTTTCTTCATTACGAAATCAGAGAACTGAGCGTGAGACTGAGGAAAACCTAAAGCAACTAACCAAGTATATAATTCCAAATAATTAGACATATCCTCAGTAATTAAAAATCTAATAGTAAAATCACCATAAACTAATTTGTCACCAACCGTTGGTATATCTAAAAATGGACTTGGTTGTTGAGCAAATCCCAAAGCTAAACCAGGTAAATTGGCAGATTGACATGTGTAGGAAGTATTGGGCAAATCTTTAATTGTAAATCTAAATGCGTTAGGTCTTAAAAAGTCGTAGGTCGTCGGCCTATTAGACGTGTAAGAAGCCTGTAGTACATTTAGATTAGGTGTATATGCCATATTTTTACATTCTCCAGCATTATTTATAAAGACAAAAAAGGGGGATTTTTATCCCCCTAATCCCGATCTGCGCCGGTTCAATAATTACATTAGATTTACTACACGGGTCTTGCGATAATACTGATTGCGATCTGCTGTGAATGTATCAGCATCATTTACACCAGCGGCTGTAGTAACATATGGGTTAGCAATTAAACCATAACGAGTCTTGAAGCCAATCTTTGGCTGGAAGCTGTTAGGATCAATTGCACGTACCATTTGTAGTGGAACATATGGGCAATAGAATAGACCAGCATCATATGGG